CCTGAACCAGAACCTGAACCTGAACCTGAGTCTGAACCTGAACCAGAACCCGAGCCTGAACCCGAGCCACAACCTGAACCAGAGCCTGAGTCTGAGCCAGAACCTGAACCTGAGTCTGAGCCTGAACCCGAGCCTGAACCCGAGCCTGAACCCGAGCCACAACCTGAACCAGAGCCTGAGTCTGAGCCAGAACCTGAACCTGAGTCTGAGCCAGAACCTGAACCTGAGTCTGAGCCAGAACCTGAACCTGAGTCTGAGCCAGAACCTGAACCTGAGTCTGAGCCAGAACCAGAGCCTGAACCAGAGCCTGAACCAGAGCCTGAGTCGGAACCTGAACCCGAATCTGAAAATGAGCTATATACCAACAAACTTGGTGATTTAAATAATGACGGATCATTTACTGGCGCTGACGTCGTATTTTTAGCATCATGGGTTGCTAATATTCCTGCTCAGGTATCCAAATCAGAAGAGGATCCAAACTTTGCTCAAAAAGGCGATGTTAATGAAGATAGTTCAGTTAATGGGGCTGATGTAGTATATATGGCCTCATCCGTTGCAGGAATATCTGGATACACTGTAGAAGGATCCATATTTGGATCACTGATATTCTCACGAATGAGTAGATTTATGTTTTCATCTCTATCATCTCCCTTTCTTTACATTTGGATGAATACTGATGACAATAAAGTCTACATTCAAACTACTGGTTCATTTGAGTTAACAGCCATTAAAATTACCTTCAATAATCCAAATACACACAACGCGTTTGCGCAATATCAAAACAATACCATCATCAACGCATTTGGATCGTATCCATGGACAGCCGTAGAAAATTCTGAAGAAAATTCCATATTCCTATATGGAACCACGGCACAAGCAATAACATCTGTTGATGCCGTCGGATTATTCTATGTAACCAGTAGTAATAACAGTATAGCATCTATAAGTGATGTATCAAATAAGGATGCTGAATCTGTCTCTATTGATAATATTGAAATACAACAACCTAGTGAACCGGAACCAGAACCTGAACCTGAACCTCAGCCAGAACCTGAGCCGGAACCTGAACCCGAGGCACCCGAACCAGAGCCAGAACCTGAACCTCAGCCAGAACCTGAACCTCAGCCAGAACCTGAGCCTGAGCCTCAACCTGAACCTGAGCCTCAATCGGAACCGGAACCAGAACCTGAGCCGGAACCGGAAGCACCCGAACCAGAACCGGAACCAGAGCCTCAACCAGAACCTGAACCTGAGGCACCCGAACCAGAGCCGGAACCTGAACCGGAACCTGAACCAGAGCCTCAGCCGGAACCAGAGCCTCAGCCGGAACCAGAGCCTCAACCTGAACCGGAACCTGAACCCCAACCGGAACCTGAACCCCAACCGGAACCTGAACCAGAGGCACCAGAACCAGAACCAGAACCAGAACCAGAGCCTGAGCCTGAGCCTGAACCAAATCTGTATATTTGGATGAATGCGGATGATAATAAAGTCTACATTCAAACTACTGGTTCCTTTGAGTTAACAGCCATTAAAATTACCTTCAATAATCCAAATACACACAACGCGTTTGTGCAATATCAAAACAATGCCATCATCAACGCATTTGGATCGTATCCATGGACAGCCGTAGAAAATTCTGAAGAAAATTCCATATTCCTATATGGAACCACGGCACAAGCAATATCATCGGTTGATACCGCAGGATTATTCTATGTAACCAGTAGTAATAACAGTATAGCATCTATAAGTGATGTATCCAATAAGAATGCGGAATCTGTTACTATTGAGAATATTGAAATACAACAACCTAGTGAACCAGAACCAGAACCACAACCTGAACCTGAACCAGAGCCAGAACCTGAACCACAGCCTGAACCAGAACCAGAACCACAACCTGAACCAGAACCACAACCACAACCTGAACCTGAACCTGAACCAGAACCACAACCTGAACCTGAACCTGAACCAGAGCCAGAGCCTGAACCACAGCCTGAACCACAGCCTGAACCACAGCCTGAACCAGAACCTGAACCTGAACCACAGCCTGAACCTGAACCAGAGCCACAGCCTGAACCTGAACCTGAACCACAGCCTGAACCTGAACCTGAACCAGAGCCTGAGCCAGAACCAGAACCTGAACCACAACCTGAACCAGAACCAGAGAGTGTTCCTGTACAATGTTTAGATCAAACCATAAATAATCAGGTTTCAATGGTTAACCCGTATTTGTTTAACAATGTACCATATAATAATTTCGGTTATATAGGCGTAAACAATGGAATTTATAAATTAACTGGGATTACATCATCTCATCCGATCGGTTTTGTAATTAATAACAATTCATTATTTGAAATAATTTCAGGAAATCTATATGGAACGACGGAGATATGGGATGGCTCAGATGACATAAGCGTAAACCATTATACAGGGGATGTTGAATTTGAGGTAAAAGGCGATTTTGGTACAATCAGTTATCATTGTTACTGGCATGGATATATGGGGGGATATAATAGATTAAAGTATTCTGATACCTGTCCAATAAAAGAACCAGAACCAGAACCTGAACCTGAACCAGAGTCACAGCCTGAACCTGAACCAGAACCACAACCTGAGCCTGAACCTGAGTCACAGCCTGAGCCTGAACCAGAGCCACAACCGGAACCTGAACCTGAGTCACAGCCGGAACCTGAACCTGAATCACAGCCTGAGCCTGAACCAGAGCCAGAGTCACAACCGGAACCAGAACCTGAACCTGAGTCACAGCCTGAGCCTGAACCAGAGCCACAACCGGAACCTGAACCTGAGTCACAGCCGGAACCTGAACCTGAGTCACAGCCTGAGCCTGAACCAGAGCCAGAGTCACAACCAGAGCCACAACCGGAACCAGAACCTGAACCTGAACCTGAACCAGAACCAGAACCGGAACCAGAACCACAGCCAGAGCCAGAACCTGAACCAGAACCAGAACCAGAACCGGAACCAGAACCACAGCCAGAGCCAGAACCTGAACCAGAACCAGAACCAGAATCTGAAGAACCATCACCTGAACCAGAACCAGAGCCAGAACCTGAACCTGAACCAGAACCACCAGCAACAATATATGTCCCGCAGTTCGATGTCACAGAAACAATTAATCGTGTAGGTAAATTTATAGGAATGCCAACTGTTGGTCCTTCAGATATAGATGCTACAGTAGAATGTCTATTGCCTATTGCTACAGCAAAAAGTATATTCAAATACAAAATAAGTAATGGAAATTATGAAGTAATTGAAGATTATACTGGTATATACGATAATAGTGCTAATTTACTTCCAACCAATTATGAAACAGATTATGATGAAATCAGCGAACCAAAAGCAAATATACAATTTTTACAAATGTTAGCTTTACAGATATTCGGTTCTAGTAGCGCATATAATTTATTTTCCAATGAAGTCGCATTAATTACATCATATAAGACTTCATTCATAACTGCTTCAGAAACTATTAATAATTATCCGTCATCTTCAGTAACATATACTACTGATCCATCTACAGATATTGGAACTGTAATTGACTCAAGTGGAGGATCTCTAACAGATGAACAAAAAATGACAGGTATGGTTGCTTTACATGTTGTTTTATCCTTAGCGAATCAGTCGCCTGGACGATTTTACACGTTGCCTGTAAATGAAATAAATTCAGTTCCTTTCTTGGAAGGTGATATACTTCAGTTAGTGTTTACAATAAAATCAAATGCTAGTCAAAAAACAGCATCTGGATTAAATGCGGTTACAGTAAGTCAAAGAGTGCTCGTTAATGTTAAAATATCTTAGTATAATATCAAATATAATGTCAAATATAATGTCAAACATAATGTCAGCAATAATGCAAACATAATGTCAATAATAACGCAAAAATAATGCAAAAATAATAAATATAATGTTATCATATAAAACACGATTCAATGTTTTAAATGATATTTATTTGAAATAAGTTCGGTAATATTTATCTCTTAGTCTAGGAATTGAGGTCATACCCCTTTCACGATTTGTTAGATCATTGATTGTTAAAAAAAACAGCAACAATTTATCTTTCATTTTATTTTTGCATATATGAATGAATCGTTTCATGCGTATTCTATAGTCAAGTAAGTCTATATTTGATGTTAACATGAAAATATAGTGACTCTTCTGTATTTTATATATCTTTCCACTTCTTACAAGTGAGCTATATCCATAGGTGCTTTCGAACACACAATTAATTTGGCTCATATATGTATTATATATTATTTACACAGTTATCATACGATGTAAACATCATATCTGACATACATTTATTATCTCCAGTATGTACACATTTTCTCACTCCTTGATCTTCACCTATATAACACCAATCGCTTTTTTTCTGAATACTGCTATCAATGTCATCATTTTCTATATTGTTTTTCTTGGATTTTTGTTTATTATTGATTTCATTTTGCAAACTTTTATTTATCTTCGTTTTTTTATCTAATACTGGTGCGGTAATTGTATCTGTAATAACTACATTTTTTTCTGCTAGATCGCGAGCTCCTACAGCTACAGTTTTACTTGAACTCCATAAGGAAGCTTTAAGTATTACTATAAATGGTTCAAATATAGTGTAAAATATATACATTAAAGGCACGATAAACTGTTCATATGTAAAATTTATAACAGTATCTATTACATCACCTAAACTACTAAACACCTCAATATTGTTATGTCGTAATGTAATTAAACCAATACTTATAACCAATATCATTGCTTGTGCAGATATTCCAAAAAAACTATATGGTATGTTCTGCGCGACAATAGAATCAGTGTATGAGTTTGATATACGTGATTTATTTGATCCTTTTTCAGAAGAAATTTTAGAAGATGATACTGGATTATATGTATTTGAGTTTTTTATTTGTGTATCTATATCAGTATTAAATCCTATATCTTTTGTTGTATCTATGGTTGTATCTATGGTTGTATCTTTTGTTGTATCTATAGTATCATCACTAGAATCATCCTTATTAATTGACGATATAATTTGACTAGCAAAGCTCATTTATTTTACATATATATTTTAATTTAATTCAAATAAATATAATAACTTGTCCAGCGTTCCTAATATCTCGTCGCGTACATTATATAAATCGCTATCTGTTACAGGATCCATTACACTATTTAAGCTAATTAAATATTCTTTAAATAAAACTATTTCTTTAATAAATGTTTTTTTACTATTTGCGCTACGCGTGGAGAAGACTATATTTTTTAATCGATCCTTTGTTTTTCCTAACATAATTTCAACAAACATATCTATATGTTTATGTAAGCTATGGTATAACTCGTCAGTAGCAATGTGTTGACTGTATGAATATGTACTCCAGTGATATAATTTGATGGTGTTCAACATTTCAAGAAATGTCTTTACAATAGTTGATCTTGAGGAATTTGTTAATTTTCGCTTTAATGTTTTGTTCTTGGTATTTTTAATTTTGATAGTCATATGTATTATCAATAGAAAAAAGATGATATGATATAAATAATAGTAAATTATATCATATATTTATTTTTGATATTAACCAATCGCCCATCTGAATGATAAATAATTTTGGCTATGTTCATTTAATATAGAACTACTCTCTTTGCTATTCGTTGCTAATTTCGCTTTATCGTTAAGTAGATTTGTATTAGCACCTTTGTTATATACATTTGCTATTTCGCGCGTACCAAGTGCATAATTATAGTACCATAAGTTTGATAAGTATCCCGCAAATCCACCGTCTTTTCCAATATATACATCATTATGATTCTGTTTTGGTAAACTCTGTAATTTAAAACGTTTTGTAAGAACTGAATTAAAGAATATATCAATTGTTTTCCCTTTACATCTTATCATTACATTCAACCATTTGTTCATAGGAATATTATCCACTTCGAATTTTTCAATAACATTTTCAAACGTGTTAAATACGAACATTAATTTATTATCATGTGGAGTCAAATATACTCCAGGTCCGTTAATAACATTATTAATCTCTCCATATAATTCTAAATCTTCAGAATTATTGTTCTGTGTATACATATTATCACCCTTCACAAATATGTTTTTAAGCTCTCCGCGTCTATAATCGAGATTATCTAAATATACCCAAAATGACCACGTGAATTCAATACCCTCGTCCTGATTGGATGATGGTAGAATTGTTTTCGAATTTGAATTATTTGGGTCCTGTGTTATTCTCATTTCAGAATCTTTTGCGTCTATCATACCATCTATTAAATGTGGGGAATTATGTGGTGATAATAAATAAGTGAAATATCCAACAACCATATTAAATATTATAATAAATATAACCATAAGTGACAAAATGAATATAATGTTACTCATGTAATCATTCGATTTCATGAATTCAATCCCTCTATCGCTTAAACTTCCACTTCTATCAATTCCATATATGTTTTGGGCCTCCATTATATATGATATGGAGAGAAAAATACTAAATTTAAATATAACAGAGCACAATTATTAAATTTTATGATCTCTAAAATACTGATTCACCATTCTTTGTAACGACAACATCTACATCGTATCCAAAGTTGAGGCTTAATATATTACTTTCATCCCATCCTTTTTTGTATATATTCCATGCGGTTTGTGGATCAATGGGTTGTTTCAAATAATTAAACTTTGAAGTGTATCCAGAAAAACCATTATTATTGGTAAGTGTAATACCATTGCTGGTAAATGACTGGCGAACATTTGACATCACGCATGTTTTAGCTAATTTACCGTTAATATAGATATCCATATTTTTGTTATTTAAACTGACAATAATATTTATCCATTTTTGAACAGGAATGTTGCTTATACCACATTCAAATGGGATAGTTGTCATCTCTGCATCTGATTGATCGTATGTAGATACTTTTACAGATAAATCATTTTGAGTAGGTGTAAAAAAAACTTCTAAACCTTCCTTCTCAAATATCATTTTTTTCGCTCCATAGTTATACGTCCAGTCTTTAATGTAAGTCCAAATAGAATATGAATGATTATATATATCTTCATCATTCTCGTAAATAGACATATCATTATTCGAAACAATAACAGGTATCTTTGCATCTAATATTCCAGTTACTCCGTCTGGACGTGTGACAACTTTCAATATAACGTATAGAATGACAACTACTAAAATAAAAATTAGAATCAAATTTATGTCCATTTAATATATAGTAATTTTATTTTTTATTTCATAAATAATAATGAAAAATATAATATTTAACAAATGTCATTATTATATTTATTTACGTTTTTAATTATAATTCAAATTCAAAACCAAATTCAAAGCCAAATTCAAAGATTTTCCATCATTGTTTTTTTTCCATGACATGTTCTGCAATACGCCACTAAATTATCAACTTCATTGCTACCCCCATCTGCCAATCGTACAATATGATCTACCTCAAACCATGCTGGTAATTGTTCTCTACATTCTCCACATTTCCAATTTTGTTCAGATGCTACCCATTTTTTTTTAGTTTCACTTACAGACCTTTTACATGTAGATTTTCCCGAAGATATAATTTTTGTGGTTCTGCTAATATCATTATTATCACATGATGAAAGAATAGGACTTACTAAATTAATAGCTGTTTTATCAATAGGTAAATATTTAAGAAATGTAGATGCCTGTGATACTAGTTCTCGTGATTGTTGTGGATTTCTTTTAAAAAGTATATATATTGTAATTCCAATAAAGCCATATGCGGCCATTTGAATATATTTTTTATGCATTTTAAATATGTTTAAATAGTAATTATCATAGTAAGAGTTGGCAATAAAGAAGCCGGTGAATAATAGAATCCATAACTCTAACCTCATATATAATAATGCCTATATTTTTTTTACACAATCTCCATTCTTATTTCTTCTAGTCCCATTAGGGCACCGAGGTTTCCTTTTTCTTGTTTCAATTATGTTATTAGAAAGGCTGTTAATATATTTAACCTTATCACTCCTTCTCATTGTGGATAATTTAGATAAATTCTGTTTGCTTTGTTCCAATGTTCCAGGACGACGTAGTGTCTCGCATACACCCGTCTTTTTATGTCTTCTTGTCCCATTAGGGCATCTTTTATTGCGGACGTTTTTTGGGTTATCGTATTTTTTCATGAATGATTGTTCAGTATCTGTTGTTTTTGGTTGATGTATTAACAAATGTGATTTGATACTTGATAATCTAGTCGCCAATATTTTTGATGACGGGGGTGCAATAGTTGTCTTTGGTGGCGATTTGTATGTGGATTTGTATGTGGATTTTTGTGTGGATTTGTATGTGGATTTTTGTGTGGATTTGGTTAAATCATCTGGTAAGATTATTTGTTGAATAGTTGACTTTGGAGGAGATTTATAGGTGGATTTTTGTATGGATTTGGTTAAATCATCTGGTAAGATTATTGGTTGAATAGTTGTCTTTGGAGGAGATTTGTAGGTGGATTTTTGTATGGATTTTTGTATGGATTTGGTTAAATCACCAGGTGTAGGTTGACGCGTATCCATTATCATAAATTTATTTAACTCATTAAGATCGTGCGCGAGTTCCTGAATATTGATTCTAGAATCGTCACAATCTATCATATATTTATACAATACTGATGAAAGTTGTTTTCTAAACGCTATCGCTTGTACAGAGTTATCATACGTTGATTTTAAAAAATCAAAGTAACAACTCAATAGTCCCCAAATATCACAATTATATATGAAAACTTCATTTATGTATCCATTAATATCAAAAGATAGCTCACGATTATGTCTTATAAATTTATACACACAATTACTTATATACTTAAATATCATATCTTTTGGTTTTAAGTTAAGAGACAAATTATCAATTAATATTTTAAAATTATCTGTAACATAATCGTAATGTCCTCTACCGTATTCTTCTAAATAGTTAGGAAACTCCTTTTTTAGATATCCTTCTATTTTTGAAGGAGAAATACCCTTACCATTAAAATCCATTTCATCTAACATCCCGTTAATTTCCATCATATAAAAATTTGAAAATAATATATTTGAACAAGGTATATTAAATTGTATTGGTCTCCATTCCATTTCAGTAAAAAAATGGTCTGATGGTTTATCTTGTGTGGAAAATGATAGTCCCCAATCAATTATTCTACAATTTAAATCATTATCGATTAGAATGTTTTCAGCTTTAAGATCCGCGTGTAAAAGTTTTTCCTCATTTAATTTTGAAACTGCGTTAAGTAGTAATTCGATGATTTTATTATTAACAGTGATGAATGTGCTAGCGTTCGTCCCGGCCAAAAGTCGCTTCTGGTCAAAGGTATTTTTACTTATATACTCCGAAATATCTACTCCACCTAAAGGCATATTAAGAATTGTATATCTGTTCAGTCCTTGTCGTGCTCCTATATGTTTCTTGCATGTTACATTATAACCTTCTAAGTCTTCGGTAGTTAGTTCGTCTGGCTTACACATCGATTCTGGAAGAAGTATATATTTTTCGATACCTGGTATTTTGTCCATTACAGATCTAATCTCTTTTGCCTCATTAAACTCATCCTGCGCTGCTTTTTTGGTTAGTAATTTGCTAACTCCTGATGATCTTTTTTTTTTAGTTTTACATTTAAGTGCTGGGTAAAAAACGCATCCATATCCTCCGGATGCGATTGCTTTACCGCCTTTTACCATTATATATATATCAATATAATATATAACATAGCATTATTAAAAAGAGTAAAGTTACAGCGTACAGATACACTTTTTTCCATTTTGTGAAATGATTAACTACTTCTATCTCCTCTTTATATTTTTCATGATAATTACTCATTGCTTCTCCTAAGGTAACTTCAGGTTTTCCTAAAATAACATTGATCCGATTATGTATAAAATGGACCCATCGTGTGAACATTTCGCGTGAATCTAAATATGGTGTAATAGGATACTTGTCTAGTAGTTTAGAAAATTTATTCCCTATATGTTCATCTGGTATAAACAATGGTAGGTTATGAATAAATTCATAATACTTTTTTTTTGTAATAGTATTTGGTTTTATAGGATACGAAACAGCTATAGTCATTAGAACAAACCAATACGAAGGTCCCCAAACACGAGCCTTTAACATTATACTATTAAGAATATTAAAAGTTTCGTGGTTTAACATATTAATGAAGAAGAATAATCAAATAAATAATCCATCAAATAATCCATCAAATAATCCATCAAATAATTCATCGAATAATTCATCGAATCACAATAAATATTGTAATAATTGCGGAAAAATAGGTCACACTCAACATGAGTGTATACTACCCATTATTAGTATTGGTGTAATATTGTATAGGATTAAAGATAATCAGGTACAATATTTGCTTATTCGTCGTAAAGAGACATTTGGTTATTGTGATTTCATGAAAAATAAAACTAAAAATATAAGTGAAACATTTTTGATGAATATAATTGATGAAATGACGGTAGATGAAAAAAATCACATTTTACAAAAATATGGCGATGATGAGGTTACAAAACATCTCGTTAGTAATAGTAAGACTGTATGGAATGAACCTGAATGGGGGTTTCCGAAAGGGCGTCGTAACTCTGGAGAAAAGGATTTAGACTGTGGGTTACGTGAATTCGAAGAAGAAACTGGATATAAGATTTCCCAAATTCAACTAGTTGATAATATAAATCCATATGAAGAGCTTTTCATAGGATCGAATTTAAAATCGTATAAGCAAAAATACTACTTAGCCTACACATCAAATAATGATGATATATTAGATAAATATCAAAAATCGGAAGTATCTAAAATAAATTGGTTTTCTTACGATGAATGTTTATCTACGATTAGGTCATATAATAGTGAAAAACGAAATATGATTAAAAATGTACATAAAACCATTGCAAATTATGAGTTAATTAAAATATAAAACTTATATCTCATAATATATATGGAGGATCAACCACATATATATTTAGATATAAATGAAGAAATCGAACAAAAAATACCCGATTCAACCACAATATATCCTTTATATTCTGATCCTGAATTCAATCTTAAAATATTAAATAAGAAAGAATTCAGCGAGATATATAATGAAAATAAATTATCATTGGCCGAATTAAATCAAATGGAAAATATAAATACTAATAGTTTTACCTTAAACTCTCAACAACTATTTGTAAGAAATTTTTTATCATTAAATACACCATATAATAATCTATTGCTCTATCATGGATTAGGTACTGGAAAAACATGTACATCAATAACTGTTGCGTTGGAAAAAATAAAATATATGATTCAGACCAATACCAAAAAAAAGGTGTATATAGTTGCTAATCCTAATGTACAAGATAATTTTAAAAAAGAATTATACTCTGAAGAAAAACTGGTGAATACGCATGGTGAATGGCGTCTTCTTACATGTGTCGGTAGTGAGTTATTATCATTGGTTAATCCTACAAATGAAAATTTAGATTCCACAAAATTACTTTCAAAGCTAAAACTTTTTACAAACGAATGGTTTGAATTCATGGGATATACTAAATTATCTAATATTATAAATGATTCTATATCAAATAATATATTAATTGATACATTTGAAGAATCATTAATAATTATAGATGAAATTCATAATATTCGTGTAAGTGATGATGCTAAGAATAAGCGTATAGCAGATAGCTTAGTCTCTTTAGTAAAACGATGCAAAGTACAGTTACTTCTTCTATCAGCAACACCAATGTTTAACAATTACAAAGAAATTATATGGTTAACCAATTTGATGAACATGAACGATAGAAGACCAATTACCTCAATACAAGAAATATTTGACTCTAGTGGAAATTTTCGTATTGATAAAGAAACTGGCGAAGAAGTAGGACTTCATAAGTTTGTGCGCAAAATCACCGGGTATGTATCATACGTACAAGGCGAAGATCCTGTAAATTTTCCATTCAGAATTTTCCCAACTGATTTTAATAATGAACGATCAATATTGAAACAACGTTATCCAACAATTCAATTTAATGGTTTAACAATATCAATTCCATTGAAACATATTGATGTATATACCATAGAATTAAATGATTATCAGGAAAATGTATACAATTTTATTTTGAAAATTATTAACCTATCACAAACAACAAATATAGAAAATTTAGGATATCAAACATTTCAGATACCTTTAAATATATTGAATATCTGTTATCCAAACAGTATGTATGATGATATACAGAATAATCCAGATACTAATTTTAATAAAACATCGTTTGTAGAAAATGTTGGAAAAGGGGGGTTAAAATCAATATTTGGTGATTTAACTAGTTTCCCATTTCAATATGATAAAGAATTTGAAAATACATATGGGAAGATTTTCACGATGAATAAGTTGAGAAATTATAGCGCTAAAATTCATGAAATTTGTGAATTGGTTGATGCGTCTGAAGGAATATCATTAATTTATTCCGAAAAGATTTACTCTGGGGTTTTACCAACCGCTATTGCTCTTGAAGAAATGGGATTTACGAGATATAATGGAAATAATTTACTAGGTAACAAAAAGAAATCGAAACTAAAATATGCTATGATCACCGGTAATTCTATATATTCACCAAACAACAAATTAGAAATAGAAGCATGTGTTAATAAAAATAATATCAATGGAGAAAATATCAAAGTTATAATCATTTCTCGCGCGGGTTCAGAAGGAATAGATTTAAAATATATGCGAAATATTCACATATTGGAACCATGGTATAATATGAATAGAAGCGAGCAGGTAATTGGGCGTGGTATTCGCAATAGAAGTCATATGATGCTTCCTATTGAAAAAAGGAACTGTTGTATCCATTTATATGGATCTGTTTTGAAGAATAAGCAGGAGAGTATTGATCTATATATATATAGATTAGCTGAGGATAAATCTATGAAGATCGGTAAAATATCACGAGTATTAAAGGAAACGTCTGTGGACTGTATGTTAACAAAAAATGAAAATATTCGTTTTTTTGAAACCGATGTAAGCAGTTTACCGCAAAAATTATCGAATAATAAAAATATTACATTTGATATTAATAAAAAGTCATTTTCTAGCGCATGTGATTACCTAGAAACATGTAGCTATAGTTGTATGTTATATGACAAATCATATAAAAAAATAGAATTACACGGATCGAATGACTTATCAACATATAACAGTAATCATTTATCATTAAATGTAAATGACATTATTATCAGAATTAAGGATTTATTTAAAGAACGATATTATTATACGAAATTTGACATTATTAATCATGTATGTATCAACAAACAGTATTCTATAAATGTTATTGATTACGCATTAAAAGAAATAGTAGATAATAATTTAATCGTCGCATTCGATCGGTATAATAGAAAAGGGACAATAATACACATAAACGATCTATATTTATTCCAACCTTCTGAAATTAATAATAAATTCATACCCTTGGAAGATCGTATGAGACCTATCGGTTTCAAAAATGATGATATATTAATCAAATTTAATAATTCAGCGAATATTGTTAAAGACGCGGTCAAAGAGGACAGTTCTAATGATATTCCTATTAAATTTATTAAGGGTGTCATTAAAAATATTAGAAATATGAAAGACATTATAGACGGAATTCATGGTAAAATAGATACCAATGCTGATGAGAATGTTGGTAATGCCACTAATAAGGCCACCATGGCTGTTGTTAAGGCTAACATGGATCCTGCTGCTAAGGCGGACAAGGATGCTGAGAAGGCTCGCGCCAAGGCCGTCAAGGATGCTGAGAAGGCTCGCGCCAAGGCCGTCAAGGATGCTGAGAAGGCTCGCGCCAAGGCGGACAATGCTGATGAGAAGGATCGTGCCAAGGCAGTCAAGGCTGCTGAGAAGGCGATCAATGCTGCCGAGAAGGCTCAGGTCAAGGCGAATAAGGCGGCTGAAAAGGCAACCAAGGCTGCTGAGAATAAATTACATCTCGACAACAATATACATAAAAAGAAATTGGAATTGAAACGAAAAAAAGAAGGGAATATATTAAATAGGGTCGTAGATGATAATGCCGGTGATAATAATGATGATTTTGCCGAAGAATCGTCACAAAAAGGAGGTAAATTTAGTGATAAATATAATATTACGAAAAAACAATATATATCTTCTTCGATTGAAATGATATTTGATAATCTATCTATCCCTAATAAAAAGAAACTTATAATTGAATTATATGATAATAAATCTATAAAGTATGATGAAAAGGAAGAAGACGACGACTATAAATCAACAGAAATTATTACCGAATTTAACAACTTCATAAAAGCGAATATTATGGAAAATGAGTTTGATATGATGGCATTTATCTTAGGATACGATGATAATCGTATTATTTTCATTGTCAAACAACAGGAAGATTGGATCGATGGAAGTACCGCCTATTTAGCCTTATTTACATCAAATATACGTACAAAAGCGGAAAAATACCAGAATACAAGTATCTTTTACAAATACATAGGATTAAATATATATTATAACGAAAAAGTTATATTTAAAATAAAGGATAATACCAACCATAGTATTCATAATAGTGGAGCGAGATGTAATCAACTTAAAAAATCATATATTAAAGATGTATTAGGTGATATATTCGATGGAAGTGGCGACATAGATAGATTGGTCAAAAAAAAGATAGCAGAGATATGCGACTTTATTCAATTTATGTTGATATATCTGACTCAGGTAAATAAATCTGATAAAATATGGTTTTTGAATTCACTAGAAACCGCAAAAATTAAATATGCTGGAATTTTTAAAGTAAGTAAAATTAACTAAACGAACATTTATAATAAAATTGAATAAAGTAATAAACATTATATAACTATATATATAATGCTTAGTGAAGAAAAAAACGACGGGAATGTTAATGAAAATGTATCGGCGAACAATACTAAAACCATTCAGGAAACAAATATTGGAAGTTCATTAACATCATCATTGGAAGATGTTACACATACACCGGACGCTATATTCAATCCAGGAACGCCCGATTTTTCACCTCCTTCCCCAATTGATGAACAGGCATTGCCTACTATATTCAATCCAGGAACTCCAGACTTTTCACCACCAAATGCTAATGAAATACTACCTGAGGAAGAAGAATTGAATAATAAGAAAAAACAATTAGATATCTTAAAACAAACGTATGTTGATGTCGCAAAGAAAAAAATTAATAAGCAAAAAAATATATTTAATCCTGTGATAGACACAGAAAAGGTGATAATTATGATTAATAAGGTTGATAGGAATGTACAAACACTTATTCATAATACTTTAAAAAGCAAATTAGAATCAAAGTGCAATCGTCACGGTTTAATTAAAGAAGACAGTATTCAAATTATTAATATATCATCCGCATCTGTTAAAGGTAATGTAGCAGAGTTTTACGTTACATACCAAGGACTTGCGTGTAATCCAGTTGAAGGAATGATTGTAGAGGCAAATATTGTTAACATTACAAAAGCCGGAATACGTGCGGAATTGGTTAATTTTAATAAGTCGCCAATTATAATATTTATAGCACGTGATCACAATAATAACAACAATTATTTTAATAACTTACGTGAAAAAAATACGATTAATGTAAAAATAGTTGGAGTTCGTTATGAATTGAATGACGTGTTTGTATCAGTTATTGGCGAACTTTATAACTTTCATTAAATACTGAACGATTTACATATGCCAAATGTTTTACGATGCCATTTACTAATTCCATATTGCTTAATTCCATTTATATGCTTTTGAGCTCCATAACCCTTATTTGTATGTATACTATATTTTTCTTTTAATTCTGGATTTAAATCACATAGTTCTTCGATATACCGATCTCTTTCCACTTTAGCTATGATTGAAGCTGCGGCAATAGACGCATACATATTATCACCATTTTCAATACAAACATGATTAATTTTTACGATTTTATTTTTCAATATTTTTGAATACGGCATAAAATAATTGCCATCGACTAATAATAAAATATTTGAGTCGTCTTTATAACATTCCTCTAAAATGTTATTTATATTTTTATGCATACTCCATTGTGTCGCTTTTAAAATGTTTATTCTATCAATGGTCTCTTCATCTTCAAACATTACACTCCAAAACAATGATTTTTCTTTAATGTATTCCGCAACCTTTGCTATTTTCTTCTTTGAATGAAATTTTTTACTATCTTTAATCAACGAAAAATCAAAATTGTCTTTAGGCAGTATTACTGCCGCTGAATATACTCTACCGAATAACGGGCCTCTACCAACCTCATCAATTCCTATTTCCAATAGATTTTCATCACTGGAGTAATATTTATTCAGAGTGGTCATTAGTAATATTTATGATTTAGTTTTTATTATATAAAAACTATTTTTTATATAAGTGATACTTTTTTTATATCAATAATATATAATGCCAATGACAACTAAATCAGGATTATTACTATTAATCATTTTACTAACATTTTTCTTAGTGGTTTATTGTTTCAAAAAAAGTGAAGGTATGTGTTCTATCGAAAAGGCGATGGATGACAACGATATTACAATATTCTATGGATCATTTGGAGCGGTTGGTGTGAAAACAGCATCAACCGGAGATAAGATTATTGTATCCGTAAAGAAAAATGAACAAGTACCAGATAATACTACATTTTCTTTATATGGCGAGAATGGTGAATCAATAACAATTCATAAAGGAGAGGATGAAGTATATCTCATTGTTAATGACGATTCGTTACATAACAAAGAATCGCCAATTAATGATACAACTCTAACTTATTACGGCAGGAACGGGTCTGTCATAGTAACAACATCAATTGACGGAAGCATGACTATTGATAATTATAATGTAAAGTATAATCATGACGAAACGAGTATAAATACGTTTTATGGTCCAAATGGTGTAAGGGTTGATATAATCAGAACTCCTGACGGTCAATTAAATATTGCCAACGGTAATAGCAAAAATAATATTAATATTAGCAAAAACCCATTGAATGATTATGTACGTAAGACGGAAATGTTTCCCATGATTTCATCCCCAACATGTCAATCAATCGATTCATGCGAACATGTTGATTCAACGTGTAATAAGGAGTCAGATAAAGAGTCAAAATCAAATGATTCTACTACATCCGATAACGAAAAAAACAATATGGCCAAAAGAGACGAACTTATATTAAAAGACAACAGCGGAAATGTAGCTGTTAGAAATATGCAAGGAAATACTGTATCAGCTAAACCGGGATCTCAAAATAAGATTGGAAAGTACCTTGGAGATAATTCAATCACATCAGAACCTTTACCTATGTTAAATAATTTTTCTTCTTTTTAAATTAATACAATTATACGAAAATATGATAAGTTAAATATCATATAATATTTTTTTTAAATGTTAAAAAAAATATTAGTAGTCTTTATGAACGATACTACATTTTACATGTATACTGGATTTTCAGGAATTTTATATTCCTTATACGCAGCATCAAGATATTATAGCTTAAGCGGAATCAGATTAATTTCATCGGAATCAGCTAAAGAAAAAATAAAAAGAGGCATAATTACACAGATTATTGATGTCAGATCTGACCTTGAATGGAAAATTGGACACTATTCATTAGCTGCTCATATACCTGTTACTACAATTTCACTTAAAACACTACAAAATAATAATATTTTCTTCAATGATGGAATTCTAGTTTACTGCAATACTGGTCAAAGAGCTAGATACGCTAGTGAGATCATAGCGAAATTAGGATACAAAAAGGTTTATTATATAGATGGTAAATATTCATCGTTGGTATAATTTATATATTAGTTATGACTAATGTTTCGTTCTCTTTTTAGTGCGCGTAATTTTTTTACTTTTGAGTTTACTTTTGAGTTTACTTTTGAGTTTACTTTTGCGCGACTTTTTCTGTCGGGTTTTCTGTCGTGTTTTCTGTCGTGTTTTCTGTCGTTTTAAAGCTTTTTTTACAAATCCGCCATTCATACCTATATGTTTCAACACCCATTGTTCAATACCGTCGGCTGACCGTATACTATCATAATTACTCACAACATTTCCATTTTTTAAAGCTATGTACGGTACACCCATTATATCATCTTTATCTTTCAAATCCACATTGCTCAATGTACTCACATCTATTTTTGCTAAAATAAGATTACTTAATGATTTATGTTTATTTTTGTTCTTAAATTCTTCCCATACAGGAGCAAATTGACTACACGCACCGCATGAAGGACTATGAACCACATATAATATCATGCTTGTATCGTCATTCAATTCACGATTAAGTTGTACAATAGCTGGATCCGAAATTGTATGAATATCAAACGTAGGTGTCATTATTATATATATGAATAATATATTATTTTATACATATATATATATATAAACATGAGTAATCTATGTAGTAGAAGAGTGGTATTATTAGGAACTGTGATTGTTACATTAGTTGTTTCAGTTATCTACATATATAATATCCGAATTGAAGGAATGAAGGTAAAATATGATTGTCCAACATCTTTAGAACAAACTAACGACGGACTGTTTAAACTTTCTTATAAAAACAATAAAAAACCCCCAAATTATTATTATAATTTGGACGAATATATAAATTTGATTGATTTTCAAAAAGAAAAGAATATGGGTTGTCCTGTATTATCTTTGAATTCGAATAATTCAAACTTAACACCTGCTGTTGTAGAGCAAAATTACGATGACGAAGACATTGATAAATTGATGGACGCGAATATATCAGGAGATGGATATAATACAAATCAGTATCCTGGATTTGATCCAACTAATTTATATATTGGCATGAAAACACCATTAGATTTATTACATGACACTGAATTAAACAATGACGTAAGTGCTAATCCTATGGACAGCAATTGGGGTGGAAATTCGTATACAAGCGAGTTAGTGGAAACTGGATTCTATAAATCAAATAGTCGTTAAATATAAATGATTTCTTACCACTATATGTAATTAAAATACTTCAAAACGACTATTTTCTGGATATTATGTCATTATACAAATCATTCAATAGCAACTCATCATTTTCATTTTCACTTTCACTTTCTTCGTCATAGTTATCATCATCTACGTCATCTTCATCATCATCTACATCATCATCATCATCTACGTCTTCATTATCTACGTCATCATCATCTACGTCTTCATTATCTACGTCATCATCATCTACGTCTTCATTATCTACGTCTTCATTATCTACGTCTTCATCATATGATACCGTCGGATGTGCAGAAGGTACAATATTGTTTATTTCATTTTCTACAGGCCTTTCAGTTGTATTTGACGATGTGTATCTAAAACTGAATCTAGGAGTAGAGTAATTTCGTATATCATATCTACACATCGGACATCTTACATTATTACAAAACCATCGTCTTAAATCAGGTTCTGTGAAAATATGCCCACAATGTAAAATCATAATAACGTGCGACGTTTCGTTAAATTCTGATAAAGTAATAGGACAAATAGTATTTACTGGACGAATAATATCCCCGTATCTTACACATCTCGTGGCGGTTTGAACCTGATGTTCGCTTGGAGCTATTACAACTGGTTCAAATAGCGCATTTATAGAATCAGTTATAATGTTATCAAATCCATCCATTAATGAGTCCATTTGATTATTATCTGACGCGACATCTGACGTGACATCTACTGGATTATTTGTATTAATATGTATATTTGAACGTTGATTTAAAGTAGGTATCATATTTGCCGAGGTGTTCATGCCAGACGGTGTTAGATAATTTAGTAGTGGTGCACGCGCATATGTATGTAAGTTATCATGTATTGTATGATTTGGTCTACGTATTACTGAATTTGTTCGCCTATTTCCAGCAGATCCATGTAAAAGGTAGCTCCCGTCATTAACATTATTAGTATTGTTACTACTATTGTTACTAATATTGTTATGTTCTCTAATGGGTCCTGAATTAATTTCATTTCTTATTTCATTTCTTAATTCATTACGTGTTTGAACTCCTGATGAATTTAAATTTATGGGCTGTGGTCTATATTCAGTACTGCGTATTGGTGTATTACGTGATCTATCTATATTATTAGTACGATTTGTAGTAGGGATAGTAGTAGGGATAGTAGTAGTAGGGAATCTATTTGTTTGTATACGTGTAAGTTCGCTGTCAATTAAACCTACAAAAGAATTTTCTATGGCGTTGTTTCTTGTACTGATTTCGTTAACGATGCGCAACAATACATTATTATTATTTACTATTAATGAATTATATATATTTAACATTGTAGTTACATTGTTAAAATCGTTACTTCTATTGGAATCGTTAGTAGAACCGTTAGTAAAGTGGTTATTACGATTAGCATTAAGATTAGCATTAAGATTATTAGAATTATTATTATTGTTGTAATTGTTGTAATTATTGTTGTAATTATTGTTGTAATTATTGCTATTATCGGACATATACATATATATATATGATATTTAAGACATTTAAACTTTAATTATTTGATAATAAGTTTAGAAATAAAATTATACTATGTATATGGAGAAATATGTATATGCTACAAATGGTTTATCGGGAATAAAAAATATAGGAAATACATGTTATATGAATTCATGTCTTCAAATTCTTGCTCATACATACGAGATGCATGACGAAGTAAGAAAATTAACAAATATTAGAAATACAAATTCATTATTCATTGAATGGATAAAATTAAATAATCAACTATGGAAATCCAATACTACTATAACACCAACATCTTTTCATAATGAGCTACAGACGATAGCCAGAAAAACAAACAATAATTTTGTTGGTTACAATCAGAATGATGCCTCAGAGTTTCTGATTTTTATAATGGATATATTTCACGAAACATGTAAATTAAATGTAGATATGAAAATAAAAGGATCAGCTTTAAATAAGCTCGATGAAATTGCCATAAAATGTTATGAACAATTTGTCTTGTATCATAAAGAAAATTATTCGTTAATAGTAAAACTGTTCTATTATATGTCAGTGACCAATAATATATGTATATCAGATGGTCGTTTAATATCACAATCATTTCAGTCAAATTTTATGCTAGATTTACCAATTCCGAATAAACACAATATCAATATATACGATTGTTTAAATTTACATTTTCAAGATACCTCGCTGTTAAAAGAAAATGGAATTAGAGACGAAAAAACAAATATACAACATGATGTTGTTCAGAAAACATCATTATGGAATGCGCCACCTATTCTAATTATATGTTTCAAACGATTTACATATGACGGGAGGAAAAATAATAAAATGATTAATTTTCCGATTGATAAATTAGATATTCAGAAATATGTATCTGGATACAAAACCAATAATATGTATGAATTATATGGTATATGTAACCATTCGGGAGTCGCTGATGGCGGACATTATACATCATATGTTAAAACATATACCAATGATTGGTATTTATTTAATGATACAAGTGTTACTTTAGTTCAAAGAAAAAATATATCAGAAACAATAATTACAAGTAAGGCTTATTGTTTATTTTATAGAAATAAAAATTAACTTTGTATATATATATATTATATGGAGGTTTCAGTAAATTCAGAAATCTTATCAACACTCAATAACAGTATAAAATCACTTCTGTCTAATCCTGAAATATTTGCTATTATAATCGCAGTAGTAATAGCATTTATTTCTAAGATGTATTTAGGAAGTAGTGACTTTAAAAGCTTTAATCAAACCTTAGGCGAAACAATTTTGTACACTTTTCTAGCATTTATTATCATATCTAATTCCGTAAAGTATTTGTTTGGAATTGAAATCGTAACAACCATTTCAGATATCTTGACTAATAATCCTCTAATTGAAATTGATATATTAAAAGAAAGTGACATAAAAAATGATTCATTAGTTAGAAAAGAAAAGAAAGTTAAATTTTCAGATAAAAATGAAGTATTTCATATTAAAGGAAATAATTTTCAATATAAGGATGCTACACCAGTATGTAAAGCATATGGTGCTAAATTAGCAACATATGACCAAGTTGAAAATGCCTACAATAACGGTGCTGAATTTTGCGAATATGGATGGTCAGATGATCAATTAGCATTATTTCCAACTCAGAAGAAAACATGGAATGACATGCAGAAAGGCAACAGCAAAGTGGTAAATACATGTGGTAGACCAGGCGTTAATGGCGGATATATAGAAAATCCAAACGTAAGATTTGGAGTTAATTGTTACGGTGTAAAACCTGACATATCTAAAAAAGAGAAGTGTATGATGACCTCTACTGGATTTTATGAAAATCCTGAAGCAAAAGTAGAAACAGCAAGAACTAATTATTGGGAGTCACGATTATCAGAACTTATAGTGAGTCCATTTAATGAGAATAAATGGAATAAAATGTAGATGATATTTAGATAATATTTAGATGATATTTTCTTTTAACCAGATTCTCGACTCTTTTTCGTTTTTATTATCAATGCCTCTTAAATTTACGTTATTTAAGTGAATAGAATTCAATATTTTCATATGTGTACTTAGTGTATTTTCACTCATTATTAACTCGCATTCATCTATTTTATTAACCAATATCTGAGGCAATTCAATTTGAAGTATTCGTACTGGATATGTATCATTAGGCAATTTGCTTAATTGATATATAAGTTTTCGAATAATATTTAGATTCAAATTATTTGTTTTTTTTTTCTCAGCAACAATATATTTATATTCATTCACGGAGTTTACGATTTTAGGTTTAATAATTAATACATTATCATACAAAGACATTAAAATATATATGATTTCTTTGGTTATATAATTATTCAATCGTTTAATTTTTATAATTAAGTTGCCTGATTCTTTTTGAAACACAATTGCCAATAGCAAATTTTTAATAATATCTTTTATATCGTCGTAATTAATACAAATTAGATCAATTGTATTGTTATATTTTGATATAACTCTATTTATACTGGAAGTATTACTACTATTCAATTGTTCATAACCAATGTAACTCGGTATAGTGCTGTTAGATATGTCATTTTTTTCTGACATATATATATATCTATCTTTTCCTTTTCGTAGTTGAAATAGAGCATCTAAATAATCGTGAGTATTTGACATATGTAATGATACTATGTGTTGTTTCTCAAATATTTTGCTAATTTTGTTAATTTCAATAAATGCGAAATATGTTTTCGGATGATATATTTCATCTGGTATTTTAATATTTAAAAGGTCTGTAAATGAATGCATCGTTTTTATTTCATCATACAATGATGTATTTGTTTTGCTAATGAATGTATTCAACATTTGTTCGAGGAAAGAATCATCATGGATCATTGTTTTATGTAGTGATGTCAAATTCATTAAATCAATTATATTGGTATTATTATATTTGAATAATTTTGGTAATGTATAATATGTCATGTTAGAATATTATGACATATTATATTTATGTTTTATTTGACGCATATGTTACTAACAAGTCCATCAAATTTAAATTTATTTGTAATGTAGGTGTATTCATCATGATTATGACATGTGTATAAGAAAACTAATTTATTACGATTATGTAAAAAAGTATATAGTTTATTATCAAAGCATTCCCAATGAAAAGCAAAAAAAGTATATTTATTTAAAAGGAATTCTAGTTCATATACATTAAATTTATTTGACGTTATTAATCCTACATTAATAGCAGGTAATTTATTCTGAATAATATCCAAATGGTTCATGTTAAAACTGGCAAAGAATATTAATTCCATATTGATTTCTTTATTAATATTCAAAAAATAATTACATAAGTAATCTACTGTATCATCATTCCCTTTTATATCAATATATGTTTTGATAATATTTGTATTAATATTTTTAAAATAGAAATCTAATGTAATTATTCCATATTTATTGTACAGTGTATGTAGATCATAATCGTTAACATTAATCCCATCTATTAATGTATCATGAAAAATAACTAATTCGCCGGATTTACAAATATTTATATCCAGTTCAATCATATCAAATCCTGAACGAATCGCTTCGCGGAAGCTTTCTTCGGAATTATCAACATACTTATCAGAGTATCCTCTATGAGCTATTAACATAAGTTTATTATATATTAAAAAATATACAATAAAATTCATTTCATATATCGTGTTGTTATTATTTGTGGCTGTTATTATTTATCGGATGATTCAATTATGGATGATTCATCAGGTTCTTGCGAAAATGTCATTATATTGACGTCTCCTGTATATTTTCGTATTTTCTTATATATGAAATATCTATTTAAAAACGATATCTCTTTTTCATTATTTGTCATATCAAGCGTGGTGCCTATTTTTGATTTATTGTATGTTTTATCCGTTATATGAATTTGTGAAATATGTTTGTATAATTCTGAAAATAATCCATTACTTGATACTAATCCCATGGTCTTTATTTCATCGTCGGGAACTAAAACAAATCCGTATGTATTCATTAGATCGTTAAAGTAATCGTAATTAACAAGATATTCTCTAAACGTCTTATTTATGGACTCCTGGTAGACATCAATTGGATAACCCAAACAACTACCGTCATTATTGAACTCATCGCGATCATATTGTTTATTTACTTCCCACATAATTTTACCCTTATCGTCCCTCAGAATTTTACCGTCGCCTTTCTTGTAATCCTGTAAAATGTCAAATAATAGTTTACCGTCATATGACGTACCTATAAAATACCCTCCCAATTTGGTGCACTCAATTACATTTGATATAAAGTTTTCTAGTGTATATTTATTTTCAAAGAAGTAATGTAGTGCAAATTGACATGACGTTATTTGAAACCCATCTTTACCTACACCATAATTTTTAAATAGATTATAACCCATTTTCATCTTATCCTGCGAACCTTTCCCAAATACCGCATCATTAATGACTCTATATTTATCATCTATTAACGCGTCTCCCGATCGGATATTCTTACTACTATCTCCACACGAGAATATCATTTCAGGTATTTTATCATTACGCATAGCATAATTTAAGAAGCGTGCGCATGCTCCGTCTTTTTTATTTTCTATATTATCGCGTGAGATATCTATGCCGTAAACAAACCCCAATTCAGATTGAATCCATTTTGGCATATCTCCGCCTTTACCAACAGCAAAATCCATTAGCGTATCGTCTTTGTGAGAAATAGAATTAATCAACAGATTTTTAACAACGAGATTATGAAAATCACGCAATGATCGTGTAGATGTACTAGTAGACTTTCTATTATAGTAGACATCATCATCAGCACATTCAGGAATATTTAGTCCAGACGTTATCATTTGTTCTGTTGTAGGATTATGAATAGTATTCCAATTATTGTTAGCTGTAACATAATCGTTTCCGAAATTATTATGTCCCTCACGATATTGTTGCGTTTTATCATATCTCACGCGTAACGGCTTCCATTGAAAATGTTCGCGCTTATCGTCTAATCTATAGCTGAATTCAACAATAGTGTTGTCATTAATAAGTTCATTTTCCTCAGTCAATAGTTGTAATTGACCATTACTGTCGTATGATAATTCCAAATTACATATATACGCTTTATCGTCATATGGATTTGTTGGTATAAAAGGCACAGCCTTATATGTAGTTACCTCCTGTTCCTTTTTCTTTCTTTCAGATATATTTTGATACATCTTTCTATTATAATTTAACACATCGTTTAACGGATCAGTATACCCTCCTGAAAATCCGCAATATAAATGAAGAGTTTTGTATGGAGTCGTAGATGGTCCATTTACTATATTTTGTACGGTATCTTTTCCGTTTTCTTTTTTGATTTTAATGAGGAAATCAATTGTGTTATACGCAGGCGGTTTCCACTTGAATGATTTATCCCATGTTATTCTTTTATTTGCCTTAGGTATTGTCTTATCAGATGGCGTGAATATAAGTCCGTCAATAGTGTATTCAAATAATTCATTCTTATCTTTTTGAAGTATAAAATCACAATTTTGAAATATATCCTTTCCTTCGTCTGTATAAAATCGTTTACATTCCAGTCTAAATGCGTTCGGATTGATATTATTACCAGGACTCATTTTAATGGACTTTGTCACTTTTTCCAATAATGGCAGTCTGCCTACTTTTTTTCCTTCTTTTGTGGTTACAAACACTTCACTACGCTTGTCGATATTACTGAGCATATAAATATCAAAAGCAGCAAATAAATTAATGAATTTCCCCTGTTTATCATACTTAATATGTTCGCCATCTAAAATACTATTGAAAATATCTTTCACTTTTGTATGCATTCCTGTATACTGTACATTTATCTGGGTATCGATCATATATATGGTACCTTTAGAGTCAATGAAAAGAAGCTTTCTAGTTCCATCTGCTTTTTCAGTCACTGTATAATTATTTCGTATATTTATGTCATTTCCGAATGCGGTTTCTTGTAAATTTGCTAGTTGCAGTGTCACAGATGAATAACCGATAAAATCTTTTGGTTTAACATTATCAAATGTATTGTCGATACCAAATAATTCTAAATAACTCTTTTTGACGCTATTTATTTCTTTATACGATATAGGATATTTTGAATCTTGTAATCCACAAAGTATATATTTGATAAGGACTCTTAATTTTGATGTAATCTGAGTGATTTCTAGATTAGTTACTTTGTCGTTGTCTATTTCTATTTCTATTTCATATTGTAACTTATTCGTTATAACTCCAGATCGCTTCATATTATAGCCTAATTTCTTACTAGAACGAACTATGCTCATATGACATTTGAATGGAAAGTCAGGATGCGTATATTCTATTCTGTTTATATACCGGTAAAATTTTGATATGTTATTGTAATTGTCAGTAAGATTACTTTTAATTGTTACATCATCCTTTGCTATATCTTCCTCCAATTGAAATGAAACACGAAACGCAAAATCGTGATTGTCAACCGTTTTGTAATTTTGACCATTTTTCTTTGGATAATACTTTTTAGTTATATTAACATATTCAGGAGACTTTTCAATTAAATTTAAAATATTTTCATTTCTACAATAGTTTTGTATAACATGCTCTCCAAGTAATTCAATTCTCATATTTTCTAGTTTCTTATCAGATTTATCAACATTTATTCTTAGCATATTTGATCCATTGGGATCAGCTGTCATAAATCCACATCCTCGCAATTTTGAGATTACATTTTCAAAATTGTGTTTAGAAATTTGAACAGAGCTTTTTGTAGCAAATTTTACTTCACACTCTTTCAATGTATTTTTATCAGAAACATTATAATTTATATATTCGCTAACTAAATTATCTATTGTTGATGGCGTGTGTCTATCTTGAGACATTATATATTATACAACATTTATTTTTAATATATAATCAATTTTATATTAAAAATAATAAACAGGCAATTATGATTCAAAAAAGTTATTTATTTTACTTGCTATGGATAAATATAAATCCCTCTTGTTTAGTTTTTTTCCATGAATATCGTCAAATGGTACATCCAGCATTTTTGCTATATCTATTAACTCATCAACTTTAAATGAACCTACTGATAATATTGGTTTGTCGTAATTGGCAATTTCAAATCTATTCATTTCATAATTTTTTAACTCGTCCGTATTTATTTTTTCACATCCATATAGTCCATTAATTATATGAATGATATACACTTCACTAGCATCATCTGAAATAATTTTATGAAACATATTGTTTTTTATAATCACGAAGCTGATGTTATAAATAATACATAACAGCTCAAATGTCTTGAATGAAATAAACGCATTAGAAAGCAATTCATTAATATTGTCATTAATTTTACGAAGTTTAAATTCCTTGAAAATGGATTTTTTGCTTTTCATTACATCCACTAATTTTATTTTTTCGGCTATCTCTACAGAATATGAATTGGAACCAACCATGTTATATTCAACATAACCACTGTTAATGTAATAAAAAATCCAAAACAATTTATCGTCCTGGTATGGAATAAATACTGACTTTGCTACAGTTTCAGATTTATATTCTTTTACTTTAGGCACCACTTTTACATCATCTATATAACGTGTAAACTTAGATATATTTTTACACGTTAGCATGTATGGTTTTAAATTATCTAATGTATATTCTGACATATATTAGATATTGGAATTTTATGTCTATATTGTTTTTAAAAATATTAGTTTCTAATGATGCCCCCTAATGATGCCCTAATGATGCCCTAATGATGCCCCTAATGATGACCCTAATGATGCCCTAATGATGATCTAATCAAATATATCCGAAAATAGATATTTGAAATTCATTAATGATTTGTCTTTATTGTCTGGATCAACTTCAATATTCATCTCAACAATATCTAATGCGACTACAAATTCATTTTTCATTATAAAATCTAATAACTCCTTTGCTGCTTCAATTTCTAAACCATTGGGTACCGGCGTTCCTGTAGTAGATATATATTTTGGATCAATAGCATCAACGTCAAATGAAATATGTACAGGCGATTTATTAATAAATAATGATAATTGGTCATAAACAGCTTTTGGATTTTTATTTACATCTTTCGATAATGTATATTTAATATTATGTTTTTCAATGGTTTCTGTTTCAAACTGGTCTAAGTCTCTGATTCCAACATAATATAGATTTTTAAATGGTAAATGATTCCAAATATACGGAAATAACGGATTTGTATCCATGCCGGTTAAAAAAGCTAACGGCATACCATGATAATTTTTCGTTTTTGATGATTCATAAGTATTAATATCCGCATGTGCATCAATCCATATGAATTTCACATCTTTATATTTATTTAATGAGGCAGCGCCAGAAGGTATAGCAATCGAATGATCGCCTCCAATGTTTATAGATTTTCTATGCGGATGTATAACATTATACAGGTCCAAGAGTTTTACATAAATGTTATCCGTACAATATTTCATTAATGGTTTATTAATGATATAAGTTGGTTTAATAAAACTAGATATAAACCCTGGAAAATTCTTAACCCCTTTTTTTAATTGACCACACGATGATGGCAATAGTACTATATTTTTTAACATTATATATATATAATGGTATTATTATACTATTCTTAATATATAATTTATATCCGTATTATATAATGGGTAAAGAGTTTGAATTGAAAATAGTCAATCCCGATATAGAACTATTCAAAAAAACATTGAAGGAAAATAATGCGTCTTTGAAGCATTCAAAACAATATATGCACAGACATGTATTTCATCATCCAGACCCAACAGTGGATGGATTCATTAGACTGCGGAACGAAGGGGAGAACAATGTAACCCTTACATGTAAAATATTTAATCAATCAAAATTTCCTTTGGAATATGAAGTAAAGTTGGATGGAGATTATGAAAGTGGTTTAGAATTTCTAAAGAAGTCTGGACTAAAATTAAAGTCGTTTCAGGAAACAGCCAGAGAAAAGTGGGTACATCCTTTAGCCAAAGAGATTGTGTTTGATACATGGCCTGGAATTCCAGAGTTTATAGAAGTAGATTGTGAATCAGAAGAAGATTTAAAAAAACTTATTCAAATATTGGACATAGATAAAAATAGTATACGCTATGATGGTGTAGATAGTTTATACGAAGAACTATATAAAATACCAAAAAACAAATTTAACGGGATGCCCTCACTTACCTTCGATAATTTTAACTCTGAAATTCGTGGAGGAAAAAAGGTAAAAAAACATACTGTTTCGAATAAACGAAAAAGAAGTAAAACGTATAAAAAAACCAAACGTTAATTCATGTAAATTAAAAAAAGATATCGGTGATAATAAATATACAATTTACATGATATTGTATATTTATAGGTTTAAATTTAAGTTTCCATGGATATTAATTCCTCTTCATTATGGTAACTATTAGCTTTAAAAAATTTGTTTTTCAAATCGCCTTTTTCGCGCTCTACGTTTTTTAATTGTAATTCTTGTTCATCAACATATTCCATGTAATTAATAATTTTGTCAATGATACCTCCATCTAACTCGCTCATATTAATAAAAGTTCCGTAATTATTCTCATTCAATTCAATATTATGATCCATAAGTATTTTAAGAACTTCTATTTGATGAAATTTGGACAATTTTTCAACTGATTTCCTGATAGGTTCTAATTGATTTACACTCCTCATTATATTATATATATAATATAATTTTCTATGTTATTTAATGTCATTTAAATGTTTTCAAATGTTTTCAAGTAAATAATGCACCATATATAAACAAATTGTAATTTATCAACAAATTAGGATGAACATACATCACATACCTCATCATCTGCGTTATCTATAGTAGTGGCATCAGGATCAATTGTAAACTGCTGTGCTTGATGTTTTGCTTTTCTTCGCAGGTAATACATTCCCGTCTTTAGACCTTTTTCCCACGCATAAAAATGCATAGATGTGAGTGCTTTATACGTAGGTGTTTCCATCCATAAATTTAAACTTTGGCTTTGACAAATATATGCACCTCTATCAGCAGACATATCAATAACACATTTCATAGGAATTTCCCATACAATCTTATATTTTTCTTTAATTTTATCAGGAATTTCATCAATACCAGCAACACTCCCTTTATTGGCAATAATCTTATTTTTAATGGTATCATTCCAAATTCCTAGGGTTATTAATTCGCGCTGTAGATGTTTATTTACAATCATAAATTCACCAGCAAGTGTACGTCTACTATATATATTACTAGTAAACGGTTCAAAACATTCATTGTTTCCTAGAATTTGGGAGGTGGATGCTGTTGGCATGGGTGCGAGTAATAGAGAATTACGCACGCCGTGTAATTTGACCGACTCTTTTAGCTTATTCCAATCATATCTATTAGAAGGTATAATACCCCATAAATCAAATTGCAATATTCCTTTACTCGTAGGCGAGTCACTGAAACTGGAGTAACTACCTAAATAATCAGAGGAAAGATTATTCAACTCTTCGCTCAACGGCATTAATCTGTTCCATTCTTCCTCGGATAAAATATTGTTATCCGCTATTTCGTACGGAACTATGCCTTCATTTTCTATGTTCATGCGTTGTGAATATAAATCATGAATTGAACTCATAATAGGTTGTCTAGAAATTGCCAACTCATTAGACATTTCTAATGCACCGTGATATATTGTTTCAAATATACATTTATTTATTTCCCGAGATTGTTCACAATCAAATGGAAGATCCATTAGGGCAAATGTATCTGCTAACCCCTGTACACCAATACCGATAGGTCGATGTTTAAGATTACTTAGCTTTGTTTTTTCAGTTGGATAGAAATTGGTATCAATGATTTTATTTAGATTCTCAGTTACGATTTTAGAAACGGTATGTAATTGTTCATAATCGAATGTACCATCTTTATTTACAAAAGAGGATAGTGCTATACTTGCCAAATTACATACGGCAGTTTCTTTACCATCTGAATATTCCATAATCTCTGTACATAAATTTGAACTTTTGATAGTGCCTAGGTTTTTCTGGTTAGACTTCTTGTTTGCGGCATCTTTATATAACAAATACGGTGTACCTGTTTCCATCTGACTATCTAATATTTTCAACCATAAATCGCGCGCTTTCACTGTTTTCTTTCCTCTATTTTCAACTTCATATTTCATATATAATGCGTCAAATTCCTCGCCATAAACATCCGATAAACCAGGACATTCATCAGGACATAATAAAGTCCAATCTTCGTTATTTTTAACACGTCTCATAAATAAATCTGGAATCCATATTGCATAAAATAAATCCCGCGCCTTCAACTCTTCATCTCCCTGATTTTTCCTGAGCTCTAAAAACTCTGAAATGTCGCCATGCCATGGTTCAATATATATAGCGAAGCTACCGTTTCTCTTTCCACCTCCTTGATCAACATATCTGGCTGTATTATTAAATACACGTAACATAGGAACAATTCCATTTGATGTTCCATTGGTCCCTCTGATGTGCGAACCTTTAGCACGAACGTCATGAATATGTAAACCAATGCCTCCCGCATATTTTGAAATGTTGGCGCAATCTTTTAATGTGTTGTAAATTCCCTCAATACTATCTGATTCCATTCCCATTAAAAAACATGAGCTCATTTGATTTCGTGTTGATCCAGCATTAAACAATGTTGGCGTGGCATGAGTAAAATACTTACAGGACATTAAATTGTATGTTTTCTTGATTTTTTCAAAATCTCTTCCATGAATCGCAATAGCAACACGCATCCACATATACTGTGGTCTCTCCACTAATTCGCCGCGAATTCTATGTAAGTACGCACGTTCTAATGTTTTAAAACCAAAATAGTCGATTAAATAGTCACGATTATGATCTATTATATTTTCAATATCTGATATGTTATACATAACATTTTGGTAATAGGTTTCGCTAACAAGAGGGATTTTTTTACCATGAATATCACATAAATTTAATAATTTCTCAGTTGCTGTTCTGAATGAATCTGTTGTATTCTTATGATGATTTGAAATAATAATTCTACTCGCTAGAGAAGCATAATCAATATGATGTGTACTTTGTGATGCACAGTGTTCAGCAGTCAATTCATCTATTTTTCTCGTGTCAATATTATCATACAATTGATCTATAATTTTCATGACAAGCATTGAATAATTGATTGAAATATTGGCTTCAGCACCAATTTTCTTTACTCTATGTAAAATTTTATCAAATGATACTTCTTCTTTTACTCCACTACGTTTGGTTACTTTCATTTCATTACTTTCCATTATTTATATTATGTGGATTAATTTTATATTGTTTTTATAGGTGAAATAATATATAAGTACTTCCGTATTATATAAGCATATGAAAAAATATTATGATATCCTTGGACTTTCACCGAACGCGTGTGCGACTGATATAAAAAAGGCATATAAAAAAATGGCTCTTAAATGGCATCCTGATAAAAATAATGATAGTAAAGAGTCACAGGATAAGTTTAAAGAAATTTCAGAAGCTTACGATATGTTAACAAAAAAACAACCTATGCAACCAAATATGAGCCAATTTACTGGTCAACATAATGTGTTTCATAATCCTAATGATTTATTTGCGGCACTATTTTCAAATGGAGCATTCCAGGGATTTAATGCGTTTCCCACAAATGTTAATGTATCGCAGTTTGGTGGTACGCAACAACGTGCACAATCAAATGCTCATGGAATGAAAACCACGCAAATTAGAACAATATTTGAAGGTGATAAAAAAATAGAGATTATAACAGAACGTACTAATAATCAGGTGACAACTAAAAGAATAGTCACTAATTTAAAAACGGGAGAAATTACACAAATGTAATATAACTTTTTTGCAAAAAACATGAATTTATTCTTGAAAATAATAGGTAAGCTTGTACTTTCGATTTTATTTTTCACCCGAAAATATCACTTTTTTTGCAAAAAAGTGGCTTCTTACCATTATGATGTAAAATCCATTTCTAAAAAAATATATTGTTACCATAACTTTTTTATAGATTTTATTTAAAACTATTTAGACGCTTTTTTTGTTAGTATTATATACTAACAGATGACTAACGAAAACGCGCCAAAACGCGCAGAATCGTATTCATGCGAATATTGTGATTATGTATGTAGCAAGAGTTATGACTGGTATAGACATGTATCTACACGTAAACATAAAATACTAACAAATACTAACAAAAACGCGTCAAAACGCGTCAAAAAATATGACTGCATCTGTGGAAAGACTTATAAACATGCTTCTTCGTTATGTAATCATCGAAAAAAATGTAAATATGATGAAAATAATATTTCTATTAATTCTACTATGAATTCTACTATTGATTCTACTATTGATTCTACCGATAAATCAAAATGTATGAATAGTATTGTAGAGAATGAAGATATTAGTTATAAAGAAATGTTTTTAGAGTTGATGAAAAAAAACAGTGAAATTACCAATATAATGATAGAACAACATAAAACAATTCAAACCATGGTACCTAATATAAATAAATCCAAAACAACTACTAACAATACTACTAATAATAATTTTAATATAAATATTTTCCTGAATGAACAATGTAAAGATGCATTAAATATGACAGAATTCATAGAATCTATTCAACTAAGTGTAGAGGACCTCACAAATATAGGAGAACTAGGACAGACTAAAGGCATGTCTAATATATTAATTGATAAATTGAATAGTTTGGATATCTTTAAACGACCAATACATTGTAGTGATATAAAAAAGGAGACTATATATATAAAAGATCAGGATAAATGGTCTGAGGATACTGGACAAAAACCAAAATTAAAGCACGCGCTAGATGAAATTGTTAAGAAAAGTATGTATGCTATCCCATGCATTACAGAAGATCCAGATACGATAGTAAAAACAATGTCCGAAGTATTAAAAGACCCTAGAGAAGATAAAAAAATAATATCACGAATTGTAAAAGGAATATGCCTGTAATGTTATCTAAAATTAATTACCATCATTAGTAATATTATTTTTAGCGGAATCTGATAATGTAATATGACATTTATTTTCTGTAGAAATGCTATTTTTTTTGGCACGTCTCTTAGGAGCTCTATGTTCATACCCATTTACTCTTTCATCTTTGATAATTGTCCACATGTTCTCAAGTATATGTAGTGCTGAAGAGAACCATTGTTTATTTCTAAGTACTAATATACAACTAATTTCGTCAACCTTCCAATAAATAGTTTTCATAAATAACAGATCCTGATGTTTGTTGAATTGATCAGATTCCCACTCATTATAATCATTATGGATTTCCTTACAATAGTATTCATAAACAGGTTTGTTATTATTATAAAATAATAACATTTTACCTTTATAATTTCCGTTTGAAGTATATTCGCCGTTTCCATCATTTATATATTCTTCTAGAGAATCATATTCTTTAAATCTGGTCTCAAGAAAGTCACATTCATTTAAATTGCATACTTCCATTTGTAATTGCATTTGAATCCAATACTCTTTCTTTGGATTTTGTTTTATTTCGCGATTTACGATATTTTTAATTTCCAACATCCTACCATATCTCGGATTACCCAGCTTTATATTTATTCCATCTGGCGAGGCACCAATAAAAGAATATTTATTATGTCTAATACACCCAAATTCACCAATCTGCGTATTGTAAATATGTTCATACAACATTGTAGATAATGGTTCATATTTTTGACCCCAATGTAATGTAGTTTCAGTATTTATATACACGGTTTGTGAAGCATCTGGAGACTTACATGGACAACATTTCTCGTATACCAGACTATTATATAAACTCTGTGTATCAAATGCTTTCCAGGCACTACTTGCTGTGATAATACCATGTCTAAATTCATACCATTCTTTGGTTCTTTGGTCAGGTTGAATACATGTTTGGACAAAATTGATTTTATCAGTGAGTCTTTCAATATTGTGTTCAGTATTATTCCTAATAAATGTGGTGTTATAATGTCGCTTAGGAATATACTTGTTATAAATAAGGTTGATTGCGCGATTGATAATGATTTCAGGCATCATTAGATATTCATACAATTCTTCATCCACGTTGTAGGAATTCTCTATTGTTGAAAATAAGAGATTATGTAAATTTTCATGAAACACTTCTTCGAAATTTTCAGAAGACATATGAAGTATATTGTCTTCTATGTATTCAGTAGCCATGTCGTATATATAATTTAGTATATTATGGTTATCGCGTTTAATCTCATATTCTACATTAACCATTTTCTCATATTTTTCAATAGATAGCGTTAATTTATTATCATGATGATCATCAAAATTATTGATATCATCGTGATGTATTTGGGTGTCAATATGTGTGTGGTCATTAATTTCCATATCGGTATTATATATAATGTGTATTAATCTTTATTATCAATTTTAATCTTTTTCTTTTTAGTATTATGAGATTTGTTTTTAGGTAAGCTTCTGCTAGTAGAAGTTCTTTTATCATTTCTGACTAAAAACTTATTATTTACATATAGCAATGAAGGGATGGAAACAATTACCTGATTTTCAATATCATATATTACGTCTTTAATTTTCTGTAGTTTATTATATTCCAATGCTGTTGTTAGAGCATCTTTTAATAATGGTTTATCAGAAGAAGAACATTCATAATTATCACAAAAAAATAGTATTTTAGATAACTTATTACTTTTATCTAATTTATTCCAGGTTGACTTATTATTGGTATGTATTTCCTCGTTCAATATTGTCTCTATTTCAGTCATTGTATGTGTATTAAATGTTGTAGTTGGATTATTAGAATGTACATAGCCAATATTTGTAGATGGCTTTGCTGGCGTATCTGGTGTAGTATCTGGTGTAGTAGATGATGTATTATCTGGTGTAGTATCGGATGATTCGGTATTTATAATATTCTGTAGCATTTAATATAGTATGGTGTAATAGACTTAACTCCTTTTTTAATATAAGTATTAGATTACAATACATTGTCTTAATTGTATTCATCACAATAATCGTCTGATTTAAAATGTATAAATCCTGTAAGTATGTACCTAGTACCGGATACTGTTTTGACACCAGCATGTTTATTCTGACCGGAAAATACGAGACAATCACCAGTTTTAAGCTTTATTACCTTATCTAACTCAGGAAAGTAAGTACCTCCTCCTTCGAATGAATCATTCAACGCAATGACAAAGCTAAATTCGCTACCATCAACATGCTCATCAAGTTTATACTGTTTTGATTTTTTGTTTTGATATTTTGCAACAAATAATTCATTAATACCCAGCTCATATGAGTTTACATTATATAATCTCTCTATTTCTGTAAACACATGGCGATGAACATAATTGCTAATATAGTTATACGTGTTCCAATGGTTTGTTATTTTGTTATCGGTAGTAGGATAATTGTCATGTCTTGTAGTTGTCCATCCGTGTATTTTTGCATAGTCTTCTGATTCCTGGATAATAGATTTACAAAGTGACTCTGATATCATGTTTTTTATGACAGTATATTTTTTATTTTTATTTTTTAAATACAACATATCACATACCTTTTTATTTTCATGAAATTTTTCTATTGTTTTTTTATTTAATATAACAACTACCATAAAAATAACAGCAAATAATATTGATATAGTGATGCTATAGATATTCAATCGTTTTTTGTAATGAGTATATAAAACTAAAGTAGCAATTAGTAAAACAAAACATAATATCATGGGCATAAAGTTCATATATATATATTAATATAACATTATAATAAATATGACAAAAAAGGAAATAAATATAAGCGGAACACATAATCGGTACTTGATTAAAAAAACAGATAAACAAACCGATGAATGTATTCTAAAAAAAAGCAATATATGTATTGATAGTGAACTCTTTTGTGTAGAGTCTCAGATAGACTTATTAAATAATATTGATCCAATAATTCAAAAACAATTGCATGATATTATAAAGATTAAACTATCTTCATATCAACAACAGGATAAGCTTAAGAATAGATTCAATAAAGAATTATTTGTAACTCTGTCAGAAGTGTTAGAATATATACGAAACTTAGATGGTAAATGTAGTTACTGTGGTGATGCGATATTGATAATGTATAAAAATAAGCGCGATAAAAAGCAATGGACACTTGATAGAATCGATAACAGCATTGGACATAACACTAATAATTTAGTAATATCATGCTTGGAATGCAATATTCAAAAACGCGATAGGAATCACGAACAGTTTTTGTTCTCAAAAAATATGAAAATAGATAAATTATCCTAGAGAACAATAGAATTTGTCTATAAATATACTTAAATATTAAGCAAAACATTAACCTATATATTATGTCCTACTCAACACAAAATAGTCTGCTGTTAAATAATCTGCTACAGTTTTATAATGATAAAGTTACATATTTGGATTACATGTTAAATATAATTAATGGAGAGTCTAAGATATCTCTTAGAATAGTTGATTGGTTTGCAACCAATTATGCGAAAAAACATTACACCGTATATGATACCGATAATAGTACAGCCAGATTTAAAGTCTATAATGACTATAAACTGAAATTAAAAGCATATTCTAAGAAACGTTTTGATCCTTTCTGTAGATGGGATCGCATATGTATACCATATAAAGACGGGAATTCTATACAGACTACTATAGGACAATTAAACTTTTTTAAATGGGCTATTGAAAATGGAGTGTTAGATTACATTGAGAAAAACTATGAAACAATTGAAAATGATATGAATTGTAGAAATAGTAATTCAAAGAAGAATGAAAGATCTATATCTGACAATAAAACTAGAAAGAAGAGAGAAGAATTATCACTACTTGCATCAAAATCAATTAAACGTGAAGATGTAGAAATAACAATGAGTTTTTCATAAATTATATTTCGTACAATTGATACATACTATTTTATCATAAAATACTATGGGAGGCATTCAGTCTATAAATAAAATATCATTTCAAGACATGTTATATTGTGTTAGAAATAACGAAGTTATCATTTCTGTAATTAATGATACTGAGTCGTGTTTAATACAAGGTACGTTATCATTTCAACATGAAGAAAAAAAAATCAACACGTTGTATACTAATGGAGAATTTCAAAAACCATTAATTATATATGGTTACAACGCATGCGACGATAATATAGCAATAAAATATAAACAATTAGTTGAACTCGGTTTTAAAAAGGTATATGTATACCCTGGAGGTATATTTGAATGGTTGTTGCTCCAAGATGTATACACGAACAATAATTTTAAAACAACTAAAATAGAATTAAACATGCTAAAGTATAGACCTAAGAATGTTTTCCATTAAAATTGAATCTAAAAATATATATATTGATATTATTAACAATAATATGAATTTATCTCAACGCAAATTGAATAAATCGGAATGGAATTCTGTGGAAATTCCAGTATCATTACAGGAAAAGAATGTAATTAATATGATAGTTCAAGGATATCATGATTTAAATTATACTTTTAATGAAACATTGTCACTTATGGGATATTTGAAAATTGAGTATTCTGAAGTAAATGAAAACTATATATACAGTGTATATCTAGAAGACAAAATAAAAAAAATAAATAAAAAATATGAGATCGACTACAATAATCGTGTATCGATTGATAGAAAAAAAATAAATAAAATCAATATCATGAGAATAGATAATAATAGTAAGGATATATTAAAAAAGGAAACGGATGATATCTACGAATTCAAACTATTAGACTTTGTTAGTAAATTACTCAAATATAAACATTCGTCAAACTATAAATGGTGTGTATATTTCTATACACTATGTAGGTTGATTAAATATGATATATATAATGTAAATAAACAATGTATACATTTCATTAAATATATTTTGGATCTATACATGAATGAAGTGGAGATAACAGCTATTATAGCAAAGGGTAAAGAATTTATTGAATGTAATGAAAACCTCTTGAAATATGCTCCAAATAAGTTATATACTCATCAAAAAGATATATTTACTATATTTCGGAAGACCGAAGTCAGACGTAGTTCTAACCTCGTACTGTATATGGCTCCAACAGCCACAGGAAAAACATTAACGCCTATTGCGTTATCAGAAAACCATCGTATAATATTTGTTTGTGCCGCAAGACACGTAGGCGTAGCTTTAGCAAAATCCGCAATTTCAGTAGGTAAAAAAATTGCGTTTGCGTTTGGTTGTGACACGGCAGATGATATACGATTACATTATTATGCCGCAAAAACATATGAAAAACATAGAAGAACTGGTGGAATTTTCAAAGTTGATAATAGCGACGGTATAAATGTTGAAATTATGATATGTGATATCAAATCTTACTTATGTGCTATGCGATATATGATGTCATTTAATGATGAATTAAATCAAACGAATAATGATATGATTATGTTTTGGGACGAACCTACAATCACATTAGATTACGAATCTCATGAATGTCATGAATATATATCAAAAAACTGGCAGGAAAATGAGATACCTAATATTGTATTGTCGTCGGCAACCCTTCCTGATGAAATAGAAATTGGAGATACTATTTCTGGGTTTAAGATGAACTTCGAAAATTCTATTATACATAAAATTAGCAGTTCGGAATGCAAAAAAAGTATACAATTGACAAATACATCAGGAGAAGTAATTCTCCCTCATCTGGTGTATAAAAAGTATGATGATTTACAGAAATGTATACATCATTGTATACATAATCGTACAATTTTCAGATATCTAGATCTACATTATATTTGTATCTTTATCGTTTTGTTAAATGAAGACGATAAATACACGATTATTCCTGAATTACAAATTCGCGATTATTTTGAATCTATTTATGATATTGATATGGAGAGCATCAAGGACTACTATTTCAAATTGCTTCAAAGCATACCCGTGGACAGTTGGGACTATATTTACACAAAATTCAAAACAATGAACCATATTGCCATTGAAAAAAATAAATATTACAAGGACATTAGTAATGGAATGAACATTACCACATGTGATGCGTTTACATTGACTGATGGTCCAACCATATTTATAGCAGATAATGTAGAAAAGATTGCAAAGTACTGTATTCAGCAATCTAAGATTCCCCAGCATGAAATTTCCAAAATTAACAATGACATACAATTTAATAATAAGATTAATCACGAAATCATTAAAATAACTAAAACATTAGAAGATATAATTCAAAAAGACATAGATGCTGGTAACGAGAAAAAGTTACAAAAAGATTCTCCTGAGACAAAACAACTGCGTAATAAATTAAACGAATTAAATAAAATATACAAGGAAATATCCATCGATAAAATATACGTACCGAATAGTCTTTCACATTTACATAAATGGTGTGACGAATCCATCAAAAATGGATTTTCTTCAAATATAACCAACATTGATGTACAACGAATTATGGAATTGCCTAACATTGAAGATATTTGGAAATTATTGTTATTGATGGGTATTGGTTTATTTTCAAAAGATAAACCAATTGAATATACTGAAATTGTAAAAGAGTTTGCGGATAATCAAAAGCTTTATCTTATAATTGCGAATGGTGATTATATATATGGAACAAATTATCAGTTCTGCCATGCCTTTATTGGTCGCGATTTATCAAATATAACACAGGAAAAAATAATCCAAGCAATGGGAAGAGTAGGTAGAAATAAGTTACAGCAAACTTATTCCATTCGTTTGCGAAACGATGATCTAGTGAATAAGATACTAGTGAAAGAAGAAAATAAAATAGAGGTATACAATATGAATAAACTATTCACATGCGGAGAATAATTATATTTGACAGTTTAATTAAATATGTTCAATATAGAATATGCTACATGTAATCCTCCAATTAGTACAAAACGTGTAGGATGTTTATACATTAATTCTGTGTAATTTATGCATGGTGGTTGTAAATACTTTATATCATTTGTCTCATCAAATTGTTCATTATATTGTTCATTATATTGTTCATTATATTGTTCACTATATTGTTCCTCTGCCGTATCACAATTAATATCTACAAATTGTCCCCAATCATTTATTTTATCATACCAAATAGTCGCGTCACCATTAATATCTACAAATTGTCCCCAATCATTTATAGTGTTATTATACATAATATATTTATTAATACATAATAAAAATAACTATATTATTTATTAACCATATTATTTTTACCATAACGTTTTCTGTTTTTTTGCTTTGTATAGGTTATAGTGAACGCTTATAGGATTTAGATATTGAGTAATATAAAAAAGAATGAATGCGTATAAAATATACCTTAAATAAGGTGTTGTTTTATATTTGGCTTTATAGAATAGATAACTCATATAGAATACCATAACGATAACTATTAACTGTACTAATATGAATAATAGTGTAAAAATTGTACTACATCTCTTACCAATCTCTTTATCTTCATGTAAGAATTGAAAAATTACATTTCCGTCGTTCCCATTGGGTTCAAAATAATATTCATAGAAAGGTTTCGCATTAAATATATACATCAATCCATCAACTATGTATTGAGGATACAGGTATACTATTGGAAATCGCGTGAAACATTTAAACGAATAATAAGGAGTAAAATTCAAAGTTTTTCTCTCTATATGGTCGGCTCTGTTGCTATCGTAGACAGTATTAATAAGATCTATTATATTCGTATTATCTGTACTTTGAATATATGCGCCTCCTCGTGCAAGTCTCAATCCAGCCTCAATAATAATATTGTTTCTATACTGAACATTCACTACACCGCTGTATCCAATTAAATATTCGTTTACCCAATCTTTAATGTTGGCAGGAGCTTTGTTATTAGGAGAAATAAACTTATATTGTTCAGTATAACCATTTTGCTCATCCGAATATAAATATGTGATTTCATATATAATGTTACCATTCAAAAGAACGTAATCTGTCATATTTTCCGTTCCCTCTATAAATTCAGACCACATCATTTCCTTAATATGTTGATATTTTTGAAGTTGACTAAATGATGATATTTTGAAGCAATTTTTACTGCTCGCGCTTTTATGACCCCATCGCGGTTTAATAAATATAGGATATGTAATATTTGAATCTTTCGTTATTGATTCTAATTTTCCGCACGTTATATTTTGGGATTGCATAACCCATAATTTGTCATATACAAAATTATATTTTGGGTATAAATTAAAAGCCCGTTTATCAAACATGGGTAGTCTTGTTGTGAATGAACTTTCAAAAGAATCTGTATATGGATTAAAAAATCCCATTAAATTACACCATGCGTCGTCATATGCTAACATTTTCCTATATAGCTCTTCCATGTTATTTATCAAGAAAATAAATTAAATAAAGTATTTTATTCATTTTCTAATGTTTTTGTTAAATGTCAAACTTAATAGCTAGCAAATAACTTAATTGGAGTAGGCAAGGCCACCCATGCCACTCATGACACGAAGGACATTGTAGTTGGTGGCATACACACGCACCTTAGCGGTGGCCGTCTGGGCAACAGTGGCATTGGAGAGCACAAGTTGAAGAGTGGCGTTATCAATGCGGGAGAAATTGCAGCTACCGGAAGGTTGGTGTTCCTCGGGGCGAAGAGCGAAGGAGTACACATTGATGCCGGTATCGGGGCTGCGTGTGTGGTGTTGGAAAGGTTGGACAACATCAAAGTAAGAGCCCTCACGTTCAGAGAAGCGGTCTTGGCCGTTGAGCTGTAATTTAGCTACAACGACGGGGTTAGAGCCCCAGCAATGCATGTCAAGGGCAGTCTCGGCAAGAACGAATGTACCGGCATCAGAGACGGCGGAGTCAAGCGCGGTTCCAGTTCCGGGACCAGCGCCAGCATCCGCAGTCTCGAAAAGGCCACCGGATACGACGGAGGCAAGAGCGGCAGCAGAACCGAAAGTGCGGTAAGAGTTGGGAAGAGCATCAACCGCATCAGTGTAATTGAAAGGTTGGGCACCAAGGGTAGAGTTGAGCATTTGTCCACCGGTGAAGGAGGCACAGTAGTCTACGTTAGTATCAGGTTGGACAACCCATACAAGTTCTTTACAGGGGTGGTTGAAGTTAAGTTTGATTTTGTTGGATGAGGAACCGACAGATTCATCACCAGTGAATTGGAGTTGCTCGATAAGGTACTCGTGGGGGTTTTGGGCCATTCTACGACGTTCATCGGTATCAAGGAAGATATAATCAACGTAAAGAGAGGCAGCTACGAGGGAAGAGTTATAGACGGCTGTGTCTTTAACATCACCTGAGGCCGCGGCTAACGCAGTGACAGCCCATAAGCACTCATCAAGGGGGCGAAGGTCAAGGTTGATTTTGACTTCGTGGTATTGAAGAGCGATAAGGGGGAGCGCGAGTCCAGGGTTGCGGCAAAACCAGAATTGAAGGGGAATGTAAAGGGTGGTTTCAGGAAGAGATTTGCGGGGAGCGCAAACATTCACGGGGGCCTCGTTACCACAGGGGGTGGCAATATCAGCGAATTCAGGATCAGTGATGTAAGTTAATCCTACGGTGTTACCAATCATCTTGTAGTAACCGGTTTTCTGGTTCTCAGGAAGAGTAAGTTGGGTCCAGATGTGCATCCAGTCACCGTATTGACGGTCAATGCGTTGACCACCAATTTCTACCTCAACTTGGGAGATAAGTTGATGGCCGGGGAAATCTAACCAACGGGCGTATTTGGCAGCACCGCCAGCGATCTCAGGGAGAGTTACTTGAAGGTAAGTTTTGCTGGCAAGATCACCGTTGCGGCTCACTGTGCAGGTAACACGGCGGCCGAAATCGGCTTGACCGTTGAAGGTTTGTTCAATGGATTCCATGGAAAAGTTAGTGTATCTGCGGTAAGTAACCTTCCAGAAAGTAATTTGAGGATTACCGGTAAGGTAAACGTCTTGTGCGCCATAAGCTACGAGTTGCATTAATCCGCCACCCATTTTATAATATTGCTAAAGATAAAAATTTTTTTAGTTTTAATTTAATTGTAATTAAAATTAAAAACGTATGTTGGACATTTTGTTTGAAAGTCGTATTATATCCTATAAAGTCGTATTATACCATTTAATTATCACATTGTGAAATAGGATTTCAATATTATTGTACCTATATTATTGTACCTATATCTCACTTAATATGTAAGTGTTTTTCTATAAAGTGTGATAAATATGATTCCTGAAATACCTCTTTCTTTCCTTCATGTTTTTTTCTAAAGATGTAATAATTACTCATTTTTTTTACTGTCCATCCATCTTCTATTGCGTTATATAGAAACTCTTTTTTACATTTCATAAATTTTTCGCTAGCATTTTTATCCATTAGATTAAATCCATAAAATAAATATATTAAATAAACTATATGTTATTTAAATATATATAACTAAATAATCTATGCCCTCATTTAAACCGAAATGTGATAAAAAGCTAAAGTTTAATACTGCGCCAGTAACATTAGATGATAAACATCAACAACATTTAGAAATGTTTCACAACAATAAAACTTCCAAAGTACCTTCCCTAAAGGATAAGATAAAGGCGCTAAAAGAACAAATTAAACATACTAAAAATATTGAACAAAAATTAGAAATCGGTGATAAAATTACGGAGTATAAACAAGAAATAAAAGGATTTGAAAGAAAAGAAAAGGAGTATTTGCTTAATAATTCCAACATAATTTTTGATTATTTTGAAGACAAAAAAAATATTTGCGTAGACAACAATGTTAAAAGTAAAAAGTTAAATTTATTTTTTAAAGTCGAAGATAAAGGTTCTCCAAAAGCGAAGGAAATTTCTAATAATAATGTTAACAAATATTTGTCCAATATAGATCACAAATATTTAGTCTTTGAAAAAAGTAAGGATTCCTGTTGCACTATATGTAATATAGGCGAACTTATATATTCTGAAACCGATGGACTCATGATATGCAATGAATGTCATAACTGCGAAATATTGTTGATTGATAATGATAAACCTTCTTTTAAAGAACCTCCTAAAGAAATATGTTTTTATGCTTATAAGCGAATAAACCATTTCAGAGAAATATTAGCTCAATTCCAAGCAAAAGAAACAACACAAATTCCTCCCAAGGTCATTGAGGATCTACAATATCAAATTAAAAAAGAGAGAATACAATTATCTCAATTAACAAATGGTAAGACGAAAGAGATTCTAAAAAAGCTTGGATATAATAAATATTATGAACATATACCATTCATTAAAGATATGATCGGAATAAAACCTCCTAATATGAGCCCCGAGTTAGAAGAAACCCTATGTAACTTATTTACTGAAATTCAGGAACCTTATGCAAAGTACTGTCCTGACGATCGTGTTAATTTTCTCAATTACTATTATACAATATATAAATTATGTGAATTATTGGATCAAAAACAATTTTTACCATATTTTCCAATGCTAAAAGATAGGGAAAAACGGATTGAACAGGATGAGATTTGGAAACAAATATGTAATGAATTAAATTGGGCTTTTATACCAACAATATAGGGTTGGTATAGGGTTGGTATAGGGTTGGTATAGGGTTGGTATAAAAGATTGAAATGACTTAAATAGTTTGTTCCATTTTTAATTATCACATGTGTAATATAACAATGAAAGTAACAAATACGGATTTACTCAAGAATAGATATAAATATTCTATTGATATTCTAGAACAGAATATTGTGGAAAATCATCTTGATGAAAAAATACTTTTGGCAACACAAAAATTAACTCCAGAGTTTTGTGTCAAATACATATTAGATTTAGATATTGAAGGAGGTGGAGAAGAGTCGTATATATTTGACGTGTGTTACATATTAGGGTTTCAAAAACATATTACAGAAAAAGAATTAATGGATTTAATATCTACTTAAAAATTTAAATAGAAATTGAACGATTTTTAAAGTGGAATTTATTTATGCTTCTTGGATTTATTGTTTTTTCTTTTGTATTGTTTTTTGTATTGTTTTGCGCCCATTCGGTGCTTTCTAGTTGTACGTAATACCTTCTTATTTCTTTTACCTCCTATATAATCAGGATGATATGGATCTGTAAACTCTCCATACATATCGCCTATTATCTTCAAATATTTTTCACCTTCATCATTTACATCTATTATATATAGTTTTACTCCATACTGATTATTACTGTTTAATTTTACAGTATCATTCACATTATATTTGATTAAAATATCTTCTTCTTCTTGTTCGGTGATAAATTCTCCATATACATCATGGTGATTTGATGTCGCACCGCCAGTATGTGCTTTTTTCGTCTTTACTCTAATATATTTTCTTCTCTTTGTGCGTCCACCACGAACAATTTTGTTTGGGACAGATGGAAGCATACCTGTCTCGTAAGCAACGTCAAAGTTATCTTTTTGGTTTTTTAGTTTTCTGAAACGATGTACAAATTCTGATTGCTTTATAATATCAGCATTTTTTTGTGATACCTGTTCATTTCTATTCTGTAAATATGTTTTGGCTACATTTAATATTCTATTTTTCTCTGAGTTTGCGTATTGAGATGAAGCAATGGTTCTATTTAACTTGCGCTCTTTATCTACTTCCATCTTGTATGAAGGAAACGTTTTTGCGTGCGCATCATATAAGTGCGTTAACGTAGCGTTATCCATATTGTTAATTTCTTCTACTGTATAACGAGTATTAGCGATCAAAAAATCTTTATATCGTTTATTATCAACTGTTTTGAAATAGTTTGTTTTGTGTTTAATAATGTTTTTATGAGTTGAATCATTTTTCGTTTTATTACCTTTAAATAAAGATTTTAAGATGGATGACATATTATATATTCATAAAATAATATATAATATAAAAATGGTGCAATTGTAATTTTTTTTCTACATACATCAACATTTATTTTTTGTTTTCCTTTTTAAACATGTGTTTAAATTTTCATTATGAGCACAATATCCAATACTTTTGAGTTTATTATTTTTGAAAATTGGTATAATATTATTTCTTAGCAATATAATTTTTAAACGAATTTAAATGAATCGCGGGAATCCAACTAGATTGGCACCTATACCAAATCCAGCACCAGAGCGTGCTGAAACAGCTACGGAAGGTACAAATGCGTCTAGAATACTAAATGTTGCTGCGGCTGTTAATGAAATTAAAGCTACTTCATCAAAATTTAATGGTTTTTTAGGGATCAGGCTAGCGGCTAAACCAACCATTAAACCTTCAACTAAATATTTAATCACTCTACGTATTAATTCACCTAAATCAATTATGTCGTTCATTCTTATATATTTAATATGAGATAAATATATTTTTAAATTAAATAATACTTAAACAAATAGATACTTATAATAATATATGAGTTTTTCTAAACCTATTGAAAAAAATTACGTAGACGTACTTGATGAAGATAAAACTATTTCCAACCAAAAGTTTGTTTGTCTTTCGTTTCTATCCCCTGAAAAAATTATCAAAGATAAAAATCAGTTCTTTTTCGAGGCGTTCCTAAAAACGTGGGATTATACTAAGTCCGTGGAGTTGTATAACAATTTTGTGACGTTTATTGCTTTCAAATACAATCTACAGGCATCAGATCTTCAGACTGATTTGAAAGAGTTTATTGAACAAGAACAGGAAAAATTAACCAGTAATACAGTGATACATGATTATAAGAACTTTTTCGAATCAAATGAAGAAACTCTTCAGAACAAATTTGATGTCAATCATAAATTCCAGACCAATGTGAGAGGTATCAAAGTAAGAGGATCATATATTACACAAGAAGAAGCTGAAATGAGGGCTAAAATATTGCGTGAAAACGATTCGTCTCATGATGTATATGTTGGTCAGGTTGGAATGTGGATGCCGTTTGACCCGGATGCTTACAAAACTGGCAAGGTTGACTATTTGGAATCAGAGTTAAATAATCTCATGCATGCGAAACAAAAGAATGAAGAAGAAGCTAAAGATGAATTTGACAAAAGAATCAAAGAGACAAAAGAGAAGGCAATGAAAGAAAATCAGGCTCTTGCCGAGAAGACTGGTAACGTTCTCACTCAGACTATGAATGATGATGGCGAGTTAGTAAATCTAAGCAAGGTAGATTATGATGCTATTCCTGATTCAGATGTGGTTATGGAACCATCAAATAATTTAATCAAAGAATTTATGCAACATAAAAATCAGACCAAAGATGATGGTAAAGATTAATTGTACCCCTCTTGTAACCCATTGTAACACCAATAAAATTATAAAATTATGAGATGTTTAAAATATTAAATAAGATAACTTTTAATATTTTAGAATATATTATTGCCTCAATCACTCATTGATAGATTATTTATTGTTTTCAATATACTATCAGGTGTCACAGAAATACTATCAATTCCTTCAGTGATTAAGAAATTACAAAATTCAATTGAATCCGATGGTTGCTGTCCGCAAAATCCTACTTTAACGCCATTTTGTTTATACGTTTTTATCGCCTGACTAATCATACGTCTATAGCTAACATTTTCATGGCTAGATAAATGTGTTATCTTTTCACTATCACGATCTACCCCTAAAGTAAGTTGTAACAAATCATTTCCACCGATAGATACACCATCTACATATTTACTAAATTCGTCTGCTTCAATAACATTGGATGGAATTTCACACATTAAGAACACCTTCAATCCATTTTCACCACGTTCAAGGCCATGTTTTTTCATAATTTCAAGAACTTTTTCACATTCTGTAGGGGTTCTGCAAAACGGAATCATAACGACTACGTTTGTCATTCTCATGGTTTCACGAACATATTTAATTGCCTTACATTCTAATTCAAATGCCTTTTCATATTCTGGCGAGTAGTAACGCGATGCCCCTCTCCATCCAATCATAGGGTTTTCCTCATCTGGTTCATATATTTCGCCTCCAAGTAAATTTTTATATTCATTTGATTTGAAATCACTAAATCTAACTATTACATCGTTTGGTGAAAACGCGCTTGCTATTTTGGCAATACCGCGTGCTAATCGTTTAATAAAGTACCATTCGCCATTTACGCGATCACCAAGTACATTGTATATTTTTTCTCTCAAATCCTTCGGAACATTTGGATAATCTATTAATGCTTTCGGGTGAATTTTGATGTAATTATTAATGATAAATTCTAGTCGTGTTAAACCAACGCCTTTATTTGGTATCATTGAGTTAGTGAAACTTGTTTCTGGGTTTCCAACATTCATCATGAGATCAATAGGAAGCGTTTTTGAATTATCCATAGTCATCTCATCTATATGGAACCCTAATTGTCCATTATAGACTAAACCTTCCTCACCATCAGCGCAAAAGATGGTACATTCATCGACATTTTTAAGTATCTCGGTACAATTAATAGTACCGACAACAGCATTCAACCCCATTTCTCTTGCCACTATTGCCGCATGACATGTTCTTCCGCCCTTGTTTGTTATTATTCCAGAAGACTTTTTCATAAGTGGTTCCCAATCAGGGGTGGTCATACTGGTTACTAATATATCACCTTCAGAAAATTGTGCGTGGTCATCTAAACTTTTGAGTATTTTTATTTTACCGGAACTGATTTTCTCACCTACTGCTACGCCCTTTACTAAAACTTCACTTTTTTCATCCAATACATATTTTTCAATTTTTAACTCTGATTTGTTTGAATGAACAGTTTCTGGTCGGGACTGTAATATATATATTTTTTTATCTTTTCCGTCTATTGCCCATTCAACATCTACGCCAGTTACTTTATCTAATAATTTACAATACTCCTTCTCTAATAACATAACATATCTAGCTAGAGCGATCGCCTGATTATTTGTAATACTATAGTTTAGTTTTTCAATTATATTGGTTTCAATTTCAATTATACCTCCGGATGAATTATAAATAATTTTACTATCTTTTGAACCAAGTTTTTTCATGACAATAGGATCAGCATCAAATATAGATAACGTATCTTTGTTACATATAACTTCATCCGGCTTTACTCCGCCACTTACTACTAATTCACCTAATCCAAAGGACGAATTAATAACAATTGCTTTATTATATCCGCTTTCAGGATCTAATGAGAATGCAACTCCTGCGGAACCGATATCAGAACGAACCATCTTTTGTACAGCAACACTAATTTTGACATCTTCTAATTTAATGTCATGTGTATATCTATACGATAACGCCCGAACATTAAATAAAGATGCGAAACATTTTTTAACATTTGATAAAACATTACCAATATGTGTAATATTCAAATAGGTGTCCTGTTGTCCTGCGAATGAAGCGTTTGGTAGATCTTCAGCAATTGCACTACTACGAATTGCTACATCTACATGTTCCTGATTATACTTATTACATAACAATTGATAATTTTCTATGATATCCTGTTCCTGATATTCATCAAATTTAGCATTTGTAATGAGATTTATTAAATTTAACGACGTTTTCTCCAGCTCATTTATATCTTCATGATTTAAATCATTTAATTCATTCTCAATTATCGTTTGTAATTCATTCTGTTGTATGAAAGTATCATATAATGTGGTGGTTATTGCGAACCCGTCAGCAATTTCAAAGTTTAATGTTTGTGATAATTTGTATAATTCACCTAATGAACTACATTTTCCACCGACCAAATCTTTGTTTTTGTACGAACAATCCTTAAACTGTAAAATATTCATATAAATAGCTATTTATATTTTTATTTACCAATCTTTTAAGTCAATCATAATAAGTATAAATTAATAAGTGGGAATAATAAGTATAATAGTATAATTATTATTTCATGTTTATATTATTTATCATCTGATTTAATCCTCGTCGCTAAAAACATAAGGTTCTTCACTTAACTCAGAATCAAAACTTCCATCGTCCTCGCCAGACTCTACAGAATCATCCACAATAAATCCATCAAGCAAATACCCGTCTTTTGATTTCAATGAATCATCTATTAATTCTAATTCATCCTCTTCATTTTCATCCTCTTCAATTGTTGCTGCTAAATCTTCAAATCCTCCAAATAATTTTTCATAAATCTTTTCCCATTCAGATAATGATAATGACGCAACTTCGTTATCTATATATCTAATTAATATACATGATCCAAAAAATAATTTCGTATCTACCGGCGGAGGGAAATCGTACTTATTTTCACTATTCGCACGACCATCATCTTTCGCAAATAGTTTAATTTTATATCTCACATCTTTTATTTTTACGTGCCATACGGTTCTTTCATCAAAATGTTTTGAATTTTTAAAGTTACATTTTTTACATAGATGATCAATATCATCTGATTTAATTGTCGCTTCTTTTAGAGAACCTAATTTGTCTACAACGATTCCATACATATTAAATTATCTTCTGAAAATAAGTTTAAATAGTTTACAATATAATATATTAATGAAGCTATACCTGAGCAATTTGGATCTTTCTAAAATTACCATAGATAAAATTAAAGAATATTGTATTATTAGCGATAATATGAAAGAAATATATACAGACGAAGGTGTATATGTATCTAAAAACGGTCAGGGATACAAAAAATATTCATTTATAGATAATGATATAAAGTTCATTAAGAACTATTTAGAAAACCACGATTTGATTATAGATGAATCATTTGTATATAAATCAAAAGAAACCGTATCACGAATTCCAGTGAACCATAATGTAATTCATGTAACAAAAAACGAGTATAAAATGTCACCAAAGTCCCCAGTGACACTAGCAGTAGAGAGATGCGATGATAAGATCACATCTGTTTATTTTATGCTCACTAATTTTCACGGAAAATATAGTTTACCTGATATAGATAATCAGTTCACAAAAGAAACCATACATTCGTTTTACGCATTAATATTTTAACTTTATTTAAGATATGAACTATTTATTGTTCGTTTTACTTATATCTATTTTTATAGCCTTATCTCATTATGTATATTGTTATATATATGAATCAGTAAAGATATGTCAAACATATGAAAAATATATCAAATATCAAGACACCGAATCAATTGAAAAAAGAGAACCGTTAATAGAGTTACATGATACATGATAAGGATGTAATAATCTTAATTTATCGGCGGGTAAGAGGTATGAGGTATATAGAATAGATCGCAAATAACATAATTATTTGTAAAGAGTTTCTTAAGTTTATCTTTATTAATTGGATATTTATTGATTAAAATTAATACATAAATATCTTATCAACTTATGATTGATGTTAAAGCCTACAGTGGTAACGTCTACATTTCTGAATCGTCCATATTTTCATTTACGATTGTCACATTATGCCATCCCATGTTATGATATTTTCCAAACTTTTTATCCATAATCGGATAAATATCTTTCATTTTAGGCGCATTTCGTTTACCATAATTAATGCGAAACCAGTCTTCAAATTCACGCGATAATTCCTGCTTTTTTATTTTTTCACCAGGCGCTTCTTTTATCATTTCATTAATGAAATTAATAATATGGTCCTGATTATTTCTATACTCCATACTCTTTGCTTCAACAATATCGCATCTTTTCTTAACTAGACCACCTGTTTTAAACGCAACTTCTACCAACATGGATAAGAATGGTTCCACCCATTTCTGAATATTATCCTCCAAATCCATGTCTATCATAAAGTCATATTCATTTTTCGGGTCAGGAGTATGAGTAAAATGTGACAAAAACGGACAAATTTTAATTCTTCTCCATGTACCCTCGTCGGTGGCATCAATATCAAATAACACATTTGTACAAACTGCTAGCTTGAAAGATGGAGTAAATGTTACAGAGTTTTTAAATAGTCCTCTTCCTTGAATATCATCTCCACCAGTTAAAGCTTTCATAGGTCCTTCATTTATTTTATCTCCTTTTGACGGCTCGTTGATTACGGCTAGACGAGTACCGACTAAATTCATAATCTCTGGCGATACTCCACCTATCTTTGGTCGTTTTTCAGTAACGATAGATAATGGTACTATTCCATAATAATCACCTAATACATATTTCATTAACTTCATCAATAGACTCTTACCATTAGAACCGCCTCCTGTAAGTATATGAAATGTTTGATTTTTATTATTTCCCACCAAACACGACGCAAGCATTTGCCACATATATTCTAGTAAATCAGGGATCGGAAATAATTGTTGCATGAAATTATTAATTTCGGTTTTAATTTTAGGATTTATATCCTTGAATGGAATGTACTGTTTTTTAGTTGTTTTGGTAATATAATCCATTGTATTTCCAGGACGAAATACATTTTGTTCAAAATCAACCACTCCATTGACACATCCGAGCAATTTCATATTGGTATCTATTTTGTTTGCGAAATTAGAATCGTAAAATAGCTCCTTTGCTGCCCTCATTACCTTCTCTTTTTTACCAACATCACGTAGTCTTAAACATATATCACTTAATGTTCTAACGTTTTTCTTCTTAAGTTTTCCTTGCTCTTCATCCGAGTCAATATCAGGTAGTGTTTGCGTCATCAACATCATTCGTGAAAAGTATAACTGGTATAAATTGGTTGAAATAAGTAAACTTAATGAAACACCTGAATCAATTTCTTTGAATCTATGATTATTAAATTCATACCAGCAACTATTCTTAACGTCAGAACAAATGAATTTATCTCTACAATAATGATACAGCACTTTGGCTAGATCAAAATCAGTAGTTGACTTGATACTTTGGTCTATAAAATGATTTACAGTTTGAGTGGTTATTTGAATAAACTTATTTTCTTCATCATTTTTTGAGTGTTTATTCCAATGTTCTCGTGCCCAGTAAATAATAGATCCTGCCGTTATTTTAGTACCATGTTCATTTGACTGTCCTGATTTGAATCCGCCCCAATACTTATCGCTATAATATAGTAACACATCATCAATGTCAAATTTTGAAGATTTGCTACTAAACAACATCCATGTATAAAACATGTAATCGTTAGATGAAGTATTATACAGAGCCCAACCTACGCGAAGCCATCTATTAAAATCGTCAGCGTAATCATCCGGTAAAATCATTGTAATATCATGAATTTCTTTCAACTTATTTTTAATAATACCATATCTGATATCAGCATCTTCTCCAAGTGATTCGTACCATAGTTCTAATGCTCTATGAATATCATCAATTGATTTGATGTTCTCAGGAGTACTATTAGTATGTCTGAAATCTACATTTCGTACCTTTAAAGCAAACGATTCTCTTCCAGTAGGAGTACCACTTTTATTTTTTTTTGACTCATATAGTCTTTCAAATTCATCAGTCATTGCATATAAAGGAATATTCTTGTTGCGTACACTAAGCTGTTTTGATTTTTCTTTCATTGGGAATTCTACGCCTTGGTAACAATCACTAATAAAATCTATATCTTCATAATTCCATTCTATGACATAGTAAAATGATAGCAGATATGGTTCATTTCCTGGCTTGCAGCAACCATATACCTGCCAGTTTGTTGATCCTAATGTGATTGAATTATCATATACATCATTGTAGCTATTAATTAATGGCATATCTGATAGAATTGTAGGTAGTTCCTCCATTACCTTTTCTCGCAAATATGTTTGCTGTATGTTATCTGCTTTTATTCCAATTATGATATGAATTCCATCTTTTGTACACTTTTTTCTATCACAAATATATGGCATTTTTCTTTCAAATACATATAGGTTAAATTTCTCCTGATTCGAAGCAAAATCAAATATTTTCTTCAGACATGTTAAAAGGCAGCAGATGATTGTGTATATGTCTTCCTGAGTGTGCTTACGTTCACTTCCTGTTTCATAATTAAAATCAAAATCAATTGCAATGCACCGATTTTTACCACCATCTTCCTTATATTGGACTTCTGTCAAATATTCTTTTCCATTATTAGATATTATTTCATCATGCATTAACTCGTGAAAAGTATCTGATTCGGCGTCTGGAATTGAATATGATCCAGGAATAATATTATGATCTGTATGTCCCATACGGGTATGAGTAATTGGGTTTGATTCATTTGGTTTGGTACGTTTGGATTGTAGTTTATGGGACCTAAGAAAGGTCTGTAACTTAGCCCTACTCACCATAATAGTATGTTATTAATACATATAATATATTTGTAAATCAATTTTTAATTAAAATGTTAATTTCACTCAGACCGTTTAATATATATTGTAAAAAATATAAAGTTATTTTTCTATAATAAGTTAACGATGGAAGTAGGCTCACTTTCATTCAAAAGATTGATGAAAGATGTAAGAAGTATAATGAAACAGCCGCTTCATGAACACGGAATCTATTATTCACATAATGAAGATAATATTTTGAAAGGATATGCGCTTATAATCGGACCAGAAGATACCCCTTACGCATATGGGTACTATTTATTTCAAATAGATTATCCACCAGAGTATCCATTGGCTCCTCCTAAATTTACCTTTTTAACGAATGGTGATAATATTAGAATGAATCCAAACTTATACAGAAGTGGGAAAGTATGCGTATCTATATTAAATACGTGGAGAGGAGACCAATGGTCGTCATGTCAAACGTTAAAAACTATATTATTAACATTATTAACGATATTAAATGATAAACCATTACTTAACGAACCCGGATATAATGAGACCAGTGATGATTTCATATCATATAATAATATTATAACTTATAAGAATATTGAAGTTGCCATATTGAATGTAATAGATAATAAAATCTCTCCATCAATATGTAGTAAATTTAAGAATGATATTATAGTTAATTTTAAATCAAATTATTTGAAAATCATGGATACAATAAACAAAGAGATTAAAATCATGGGTACTGTAGATACTTTAATACATACCAAAGTATATAGTATGCGTGTTGACCTAAAATACAATGACTTAAAATCAAGAATACAAAAGATATTTAAAAAATATAAATAACTAAAAAATTGAAATATAATAATAAGTTTAATATATTATATAGTATAGATAATGAAGTTTTGTCAAAAATGCGATAACATGTATTATTTAAAAATAGATGATAATGAGGAATATAACAAAGATGATTTAGTATATTACTGCAGAAATTGTGGAGACGAACATTCAATCGATAATAATGCCACCAACATTATGAAAACAGTTATTAATGGAAACAATGATGTTTACGTAAATGTTGTGAATAAATACACAAAATATGATAATACTATCCCTAGGGTTAATGATATTCAATGCTCAAATTCATCATGTCCGTCACATGAAGATGAAAATGTAAAGGATGTCTTACTGATTCGTCATGACGAAAAAAATCTGAAGTATATATATTTGTGTGGTGTATGTGACAACGTATGGAAAAGTGATATTAAATAATAAAATTGATTTGTAATTATATATTTTTTATATATATAATTATAATATGGATAATATTGATGATACTAAATTAGCCGAGTTAAAACATACTTTGAATGATCCATTAGAATCAGATAATGATTCTGTTATTGAAACTAGTGAAATATACGACGATGGTGAATTTGAAGAAGGTGAACTAGATCATGATGATGATGATGATGATGACGAAAAAGATGAAACAGAAGACGTAGAAAATGTAACAAACCAAGCAAATGATTTGGACAATGATATAGAAGATAAACTCAAAGAAGATATGGATGAATATATGGACGTGAATATGGGAATGAATGTAGAGGATGACGATGAATCAGAAATTAACAGTACAAATAATGATCTAGAAAACGAGAATGAATCTTCTGATGATGATTACGATGATGATGATGACGAGGACGAATTATATTTATTTGACGATGAATATAAAAATGACCAGATAAATAATAATCACACATTGTTAAAAGTAAATAATATGCATGAGATAAAGGCATTGTGTATGATTTTAAGGGATATCAACAATAAAATTGTGGATGATCATCATAAAACAATTCCACTCCTGACGAAATACGAAAAAGCAAAGATTCTTGGTGTAAGAGCAAATCAGATAAACAATGGATGTAAATCATTTATTGAAACTACTGATTCTGATATTGACGGCTATTTAATTGCTGAACAGGAATTATATCAGAAAAAAAATCCGTTTATTATTAAAAGACCTCTTCCGTCAGGAATTAATGAATATTGGTATGTTAATGATTTAGAGTTTATTTAACATTTCCAACGATTACCGCACGATAAACACGAAACAAATGTGGTCATTGGTTCATCCGCAGAACGTGTTTGCATTTGATAATAACTACACTTCTTTTTTTTACATTTACGACATGTAAATGTATCAGTAGCAGCATCAATATTCATTTCATATTTAGATCGATCGCGATTTATTTTTGCCGTAATAAGTTTATTCCATCTATCCGGTTTTAATTCTTGATGCGTCATAAATGACATGGCATGAGGCGTTAAACTATTTTCATTTATCTTATTGCGTATGGTTGGTTCTATCATATTTTTCATGACTGTTCTTAAATGGTCTATATATATGGTTACAAATCTAGGATTATCCCAGCGTTTAATAATTTTTCTATTTACACACTCATTTATAGTATAATTGAATACGGCTTTCTCTAAATTCAAAGCATATTTAGAATTCTTAATAACTGCGTCCAATTCATGGGTAATATTATTTCTAAATTTAATATAATCTTTAATTATCATTGTATGATATTATAGTAAATTGTGTTATATATTTTAAATCAATTTTATCTAAAATATGTTATTTTAAATCATTGCTATTAACAATTCTCTTATCATTACTATATTCTTTCGGTACCCATTTCTTTATTTTTGGATGGAAATAGCATTTGAAATTGAAAAATCTATCTAGATATACGAATTTATCTTCATTTATATTTTCAAATTCTTCCTCATCATCGCTCTCTTCAAGTAGATCGAGATTAGCATTTTCCTTGATTGACCGAAATTTATCATTCAATAGAACTGTAGTTTTATAATCTGGAATATAAGTCTTTTGATAAAATTGGATTCCGTTGATATGGTCATGAATGTATAGATTATATACATTACATTTTGTATCTGCCATCACTCTAAAATTTAAGAGACGATTATTTGAAACATTTCGGTTCAATGGTAACATATAAGAATAATTATTGTTTATATTCCTAGATAAAACTCCATACATATTATAGTTCTCATTATTAATGAGTTTCATTAGTTCTTCCTTATTTTTATGCATCAGACATAATGTGACGATTAATTCATTTCTGGAATACGCAGTTTGCTTAATGTAACTATTGAACATATCATCATATATGGCTAATTTATCCTTATATGAAAAATGTGTCGTATTTTTCCCGCAAAAATACATTATATTTTCTGTAACAAAATATTGGGTCTTATTAATAGTAACATTGGTTCCATGAAGAACAGTACCATAGCTCAATTTCTTATCAAAGAACAGTGTACATTTTTTGTAATTGGTTATTTTTTTAAATTTTGTGTTATATTCAATTGTGTAACATACATCTTCATTTTTAAAATGCGTAAACCATAGATAAATTTTTTTACCTTGTGGTATAGCAATATACAAATTGGGGACTTTCTTATGATGTACTTGCTCATATGAAAGTTCTATCTTGGGAAAATATGTGTTAATATAATTGAAATCCATACTATATATGTGTATATGTATTTAAGTATATTTAATATAGTATTTACCGCTAGTGCTACCGTCACTAAAACGAATTATATGTGAATCTATTATTTTCATATATAGTCACTTTAAATATATCATCATATCCTTGTACATATATAGTATCTCCACTATATACTTCGTCTACACCATATTCGTCTGAACCACTACGTCCGTTTACATTAATGGGAAGACGAACGTGATTGTTAGAATCATTCATTGTATGATACTGCCATTTTACGCGTGATGTATTCACCATCCTACCATATAGTGGTAGGATCACTTCGTTTGAATTAATACGTGTTAAAATACCTACCTGACGATATCCAACCTCCATACGTTGTGTATTTACAGTTATAGGGATAGCTATATTTGATGATTCGTTGTGAACTAAAGGAGGTAAAGTGGAGCGAATAGAATGAATAGAATTAATAGTAGTACTCTCAATTGGTGCTCTATTGTTTGAATCGCCTATATTTTTATATATCATATATCCAACTACAATAGAAATTAACAATAATGTCATATTTTCTATACAGATTACGCCAGGTGGACATTTTTTTCCCATTTATATAAAGTATATATACTTTATTTTTGAGTTTATCTTTGAGTTTATCTTTGAGTTTATCTTTGAGTTTATCTTTGAGTTTATCTTTGAGTTTATCTTTGAGTTTATCTTTGAGTTTATTTTTGTTTCATTTCTTCCGATAACTCTTTAATGATAGCTGTTTTCTCTTTAATTGTCTCTATTAAATCATTATATGTATTTTTTATGTTTGTCATACGTTCTACTTTGGTATCTTTATTATTTGACGTAGATGATTTTGATTTATATCGCGATCTAAATCCAGACATATGTTCTAAAGTATTTGTTTTAATATATGTGTATATTGATGTGATAAATACGGCAGCTAGTAAAATAATAGCAAGATTACCGTTATACGTCTTCAAAATTAATCCCATGGCGATTAAAAATACGACCGAATCATATCTTTTCTCTGACATATATCCTAAAACTGTTAATATTGTGAGGAATACCACAACATATAAAAATGTTTTATTCGTAAATAAGTTCTCAAGAAATTTCATATTATATATAATATGAATACAATAAAAACTTATAAAATAATATTAATATATTTATTTTATTTAAAATTGATTTAATCTTTTAAGATAACATACATATATCAAAATATAAATGTGTTATGAATTGGCAAGATGCGAGCTATATTTAAACAAGAGACATGGACCATTAAATACTACTTCTAATAATATGTACAATAGAATTATACTTATGGAATCAATTGATGATTTTCACGAATATGAAAATTATTTGTTGTGGAAAGATTCTGTGCATTATATTATATCAACTATTACAGTAACCGAATTCAGAACACAATGGTCTGAAGAATGTAAAGTTACAAAATCAAATTGGACAAAATTTTGTAATGTTATGTCACGATATATTGGTGACCCATATTACAATAAAATAAATATTGTTCAGAGAGTACAGGTATGTGATAATGATGGGTTTGAATGGACGACTGCAATTATGAAAACATACTGGTTAAGATTAATTCAAAGATGTTGGAAGACTGTGTATAGAAAAAGAATGGAAATTAGTAAACAGCGTGCACAGCTTACTAATTTACGTTATCGTGAGATATATGGGAAATGGCCATACGGTATTAATTATTTACCTAGTATTCGTGATATGAACGTTGTATAGGTATGGTATAGGTATAGTATAGGTATGGTATAGGTATAATTTTATGGATTTAACGTTTTTTTGTTTTATAACGTTTGTTAGCTTTTGGTTTACGAGACTTCATTTTACGATTTACTTTACGATTTACTTTACGTGATTTCATTGTCTGTTTTTTTGAGTATTTTTTACTTGAATTATATCCTCCTTTTCGTAAGGTATTGTTAGTAGGGGCAGTTGTCTTACTAACAGCATTAATGTTTTTTTGTATAAAATTTGTGTTTGCCGCAGGTGAAGGAGCTGTTTTCGGGGCTGTTTTCGGGGCTGTTTTCGGGGCTGGTTTCGGTACTGTTTTCGGGGCGGTGAAGTTGTTCAACGATGCTGTTTTTTGTTGTTCTACACCCGAGAATGGAGATGCTTTTCGTTGAATACCTTTTTCTGTTGTTTTAGCATAGGTATTAGATTGCGTTGATTGTACTGGTACAGTAACTTCAGGTACATCAGATACCTTAGAAGCAATTTTATTTTGAGTAAAATCTTCTAATTGTTTAATAACAGTCTCTATTTCTGAAAGATTTGGTTTATTTGTATTTAATGAACTCAATAGAGTGGCGAGTTTACTCACTTGGTGATCTATTTCTTTCTTTTTTGTGATATTATGGATTTCATTTGAATTACTTATGATCTTTTGGAAGTTACCCAACACAAGACTTATTCTCTTTTTAAGTATAACTACCATTTGTTTTGTTTCATCTAACTGACTGACACTGCTAGTAAGTTCTTTCATTTTTTCTTCAAATTGTCCCCACATATTTTCCATTTTATATATATATAAAAATATATTAAATATATACAACTCATTTAATATATTTTGGGGTTATCGCTGATATTCACTGATATTCACTGATATTCACTGATATTCACTGATATTCACACTACTAATCATTTATTTCTTAATCTTCTTATTTTTCTGTTTTTTAGATAGTTTTTTTTTACGCACAATTATTCTTCTTCTGCTTTTTCCACCGCCTCTTGGTGGTAAAGGACCGGGTACTGAGGATGATGATGGCAGGGCTGGTGCTGGTGCTGGTGCTGATGATGATGCTGGTACCGGAGCCGATGATGGCGACGATGATGACGATGATGATGTATTTGGTTGTAAAGCTTCATCTAAGTTTTTATCTACCTTTTTAATATCCTCTTCGATCATAGTCACAAGTTCCGATATACTATCGTTATTTTCCTGATTTTTTGTTGCTAAATTATCTAATTCTTTCATTGCGATATCTATTTGAGTATCTACTTCAGATTTTGCAACATATCCAAGTTCTTTGCATAGTTTATCTTTATCCTTAAGTTTTTCTTCAAGTTCTTTGATTTTGTTTTTAATTTCTTCACTGGTCATGTTACATGTTTTGGCCTTTTCTGCGATTTTTGAAATGCTACTTGAGATAGCTCTAATCTGATTATCTACTTTTGATTTAAACTCATTAGTTGCGTTTGTCAATAAAGTAACCTTTGATTTAAGTTCTCCAAACTTCTCAGTAATTGTTTTTTCACTCATTATATATTATAAGCTTCTACTTTTATTTATTTTAAATTTTAAATATGTATATCATAAAAATTCTCTCTACTATGACAATCATTTCTAATATACCCGACCGGTCATTCATTTTAAGTCTCCTTAATGTATGTATTTGTCTTGTTCAATGTGTTCAATGTGTTTAATGTGTTCTCAACATCATTCATCATATTTAATATGTCACGTTGGTCGTTTTTAAGATTAAAGATGTCTTCATCTGTTATACCAGGAGTGCTCAAAATCTCATCTAAATAACTATCAATATTATTTAAATATGACTTAAGATTATTATTCTCTTTAATTTTATTTTTGTGTACGGTATCATTATTGTATGTACTATATGAAGTTGGTTCTAGAAGGGATAACATTCTTTTATAATTATTTATTTTTTTATCATACGTAACTATGTAACATTTCTTATTATTTTGACTATCCATATAAATTGCTAATATAATAATCTAATAGAATATTATGCATACAATTCACTTAATTGGTTTAACTGGATCAATAATTATTGGTATTTCATTTATCCCACAGACAATTAAAATAATTACCGATAATGATGTTACATCTATATCATTATCTTTTGTAATAATCAATATTGTATCGGCTATTCTTATGATGATATATGGTATAGAATTAGACATTTTGCCAATAATTATAGCAAATACTTCAGTGCTAGTGAATAATTTAATTATTTTGCTTTACATAATTAAAAATACATACTGAAATAGGTGTGGTATTTAAATAATTTGAATATATATTACTTTTTCCAATAATATAAACAATACTATAATTTAAAAGCATTTAAAATCTATGTAGTATATATTTTAGGAATGACTAAAGGGATTATTGAACCTTTACTAAAAGAAGACGACAGTAGGTTTGTTATGTTTCCTATACAGCACAATGATATATGGAATATGTATAAAAAACAGGTTGATTGCTTTTGGAGAGCAGAAGAAGTTGATTTATCAAAAGATTTGGATGATTGGGATACCCTAGAATCATCAGAGAAACACTTTGTTTCTTTAATATTAGCTTTTTTTGCTGCTAGTGACGGATTGGTTATTGAAAATTTAGGATTACGCTTTATGAGTGATGTTCAAAATTCGGAAGCTAGAGCATTTTATGGTTTTCAAATTGCAATGGAGAATATACATTCACAAATGTACAGTATGTTGATCGAAACATATATATCGGATCGTGAAGAAAAAGGGAAATTGTTTAACGCTCTTAACACATTTGATTGTATAAAACAAAAAGGAGAATGGGCTAAAAAATGGATAAATGATAACAGAAGCTCATTTGCCACAAGACTTGTTGCGTTTGCATGTGTCGAAGGAATATTTTTCTCTGGTGCGTTTTGTAGTATTTTCTGGTTAAAAAAACGTGGATTGATGCCAGGATTAACTTTTTCTAATGAATTAATTTCACGCGATGAAGCATTACATACAGAATTTGCGGTTTTATTATATAGCAAATTACATAAAAAAATCAATAAGGCTAGAATATATGAAATAGTTAGTGAAGCAGTAGAGATTGAAAAGGTCTTTATTACAGAAGCTCTTCCATGTAAACTAATTGGTATGAATTCTAATTTAATGACTCAATATATTGAATTTGTAGCAGATCGTTTATTAACTCAATTAGGATATGATAAGAAATATAATGTATCAAATCCATTTTCTTTCATGGAGTTAATTTCAGTAGAATCAAAAACAAACTTCTTTGAAAAACGCGTTTCTGAATATGCTTTGGCAGATAAAGAAAAAACATCAGATACGTTTGATTTTGATGGTGATTTTTAAACAATATATAATACGATGCGTAAGAAAACGTATACAATGATAAATTTATGTTATATATATAAACTAAATACTATATAATATAAATTGATTACAAAACATTACCATTATAATTATTGCTAATATTTGGTACTATATAATTGGTGCTAATAATTCTTTTATGTTTTCTTTTAATGATTTTAAAGATATTTTACGACGACTTGTTTTAGTTTTCTTAGTAGTTTTCTTAGTATTTTTCTTAGTATTTTTCTTAGTTTTATCAGGCGATTTTGCGTTAGGTTTCGCGTTAGGTTTCGTATTAGTTCCTGTTGGAGTATAATTTAAAAACCTTTGCTGATATTCAACAGAATTACGATCATGTTTTAATTCTTTATATTTTTTTGTCTTTTCAGCTCGCATAGATTGTTTAGTTGATTGTTCTCCGTAACAATTTATAGAGAAACGTTTCAATGGACCTTTTTGTTGAAGTCTATTTTTTTGTTGTACTTTGAAAAGAAAGTTTGCCATACATAATATTCTATGCTCGTCATAGTATGAACGATTGGCATATATAAAAGTTAGATACATACTTAACATTGTATCAATGGTTGCAATTTTGACGACACGCGCGTCATCAGTTATAGTATTATAACTATAACATGCGATTGTTTGATAAATAAAGGCAATTGTATCTGTGCCAACTTTGACTTCATAATGATAAGGTAGTATTTCGTCAAGGTTTTTATGTTTTATTATGCTAATATTTTTTACACTATTGCGAGAAAGTACATTTTTCAGAAATGTTGCTGTTTCCTCTGCATTTTGGGATAATACATCAAAATCGGGATACTGTTTGATTTGCTTATGAACACTCTTACTCAAATATTTTGAGAAAACGCTACTTGCCCACCCTCCAAAGAAAACGACATCATTATCTATAAGAGTGTTTTTAATTATATTGAATAGACCTATTGATTCTTTTCGTGATTCCAATTTCCTTGTGAAATAATGATAATTACATTGTTTACTTTCTAGAGGATAATGGGTATTCAATAGAGTAAGCCTTTTCAATACTTTCTCCCATCGTGAGATGTCTCCTGCAGGTCTTGATAATTCTAAATACATGGACATTCGTAACATGTTTGGTGGTGTGTAAAGTATATCGCCTATATTAATAGATGAACGCTTAAGTTGTTTGAATAAGCTAGGATCCATTTGTGTTATATCTGCGATTGGAATAAAATTTACATAAACCTTATAGGTTCCAAAATGTTGTCCCGATTTTGCTTCCACTTCATCATATCCCAAAGTCCCATATATGTCGGCTAGTTTCTTAGCATGTTCCAACGCAGACGGAGAGAAAAAATCGTAATCAGGTATTTCTTTTTTTTTATCATAAAACTGATACTTTTCGGGTAAAATATTATTGATAGCGGTTCCTCCATAACAAATCAATGATTCATCTTTTAAAAATGCTTCAACCACAGAAACCATATCTTTAATTTCACTGGAATTTGCTGCCTTAAAACCTTGTATGTCCTCCGCTTTATCAATTGCTGTTCTCAACAAAGCTAATTCACATTCATGAAAAGGCATGTTTTTATTACAATTAATAGTCATACATTATATGTATATTATAATATGTATGATGATAACTTCCTAGAAAATGTTCATTAGATTATTAGTAAGAAAAATTAATTCAACAGAGTCTTCGTGTATATCATAAAATGTAGTAATGTATTTACATATTATCGGAACTATTTTATATCGTTCTTTATCTGATAAGGTTGTACATCCCTTAATATATACAAATAACGCATCTAAAATATCAATAACAGAAAACCCATCATCATAAATTGTTTTTATGACTGTTAAAGAACTATAAAAGTTTTTATCTCTCATATAATCAAAATATAAATTGAACGATTTATTGTTTATATGAGTTAACACTTCGCTAAAATCGTCATTTATAGAATCAATATCAATTAGTTTCATCTTTTCTAAGTAATTAAAGGTATTATATATAGTATTATTGGTAAGTTGTAAAATGTTATCTATAAGTGGTTCATTTATTTGTATATTTTCTGCCTTTACTATAGTATTACATAATAACTTGACTTCATCGTATGACGGCTTTGTAAGATTTAATACTAAAAATCTGGACTGAATACTATTTATTATCTTATGTAAATTACAGGTACTTATTATAAATCCAATAGTGTTTTGATATTTATCTATATAGTTTCGAAATACCTGTTGGCTTTGATCATTTATTTGATCAAAGTCATCCAACAATATCAACTTTTTCTTTCCTCTTATTGTACAGTTTGTTTGACAAAATAATTTAACGTCGTTTCTATAATAATTGATACCCTGATCCGTAATATTATTTATGTATAAAATATTGTCCTGATAATATTTTGTATCGCCATAATATTGTTTAATTATACAATCTATCAAAGTTGTTTTACCACAGCCCGTCTCACCATAAAGGATTATAGAAATTTCATCAATGTCTATCAATTCATGTAACGTATTTTTTATGTCATCATCGTATATAAACTCAGATATATTTTTGGGTTTATATTTATTAGCCAATAAGTTATCCATATTATAATTTAATTGGAAATCTATTTAAGCTTATTTGTTTTTAATATATATGGAAATGTACTATTCTATACTAGGTGCCAATAGTGCAATGACGCCCGAAGATATAAAAACAGCATTTCGTCAGCAGACGCTCAACAATAATGAAAATTTTGACAACTTAGCCGCGGCATATAACCATATTATCAGCAATAAAGAAGTAATTGAAATACCAAATATAAATGAAGTTTTAAGTAGCGTTGTATCTGGGGTTTCTGGGGGGTCTGGGGAGAGCGATGTATCACATAAAATAGATGCGGTATTAAATAATCTCATATCTAACATATTTCAGCCAACCAATAATAAAACCGAAAATATTTTCAAGGATATCAGTATAAATGATGTATATATGAACGTAAATATTGGCGAGTTTTTGAATATAGATGACCTGAAACACATATATATATCCGAGTTAAATTTGAATGGAATAAATGAATTCACAATAACTGATCATGCGTATACAACATTATATAAAATCACATTGAATTTAAAAAATGATTCTCATTTCGATATAACAGATGATGGACATCTTTTTTTTAAAAAGTGCATCACATTAAAAGAAGCATTATGTGGTTTTGAGTTTACATTTGAGCATTTAGATGGTAAAACATTTACTCTTAAAAACACCAAAGCAATTATTCATCCAAAGAGTGAAATTAAGCTTCCTTCGATGGGAATAAATAAACAGGGACAAATAGGCGATTTAATAATAAAATTTGATGTACTTTTTCCGGAGGAATTGTCAGACATTGCGAAAAGCACCTTTTCTGATCTTTTATAAGCGCGTAATCCTTAATTTTTTTTCATTAAATTTTATGAAATATATTATATATATAATATCTATGTTTGAAATGTTATTTGGTATAACAATGATCAAGTCTATGCGTCCAATATTTAGAAAAAACGTCATGCAAACAATTGATAGTTATAGTTTTTTGTTATTGAATACGCTATTCATAGCTATTTTTGTGATGATGTATTTTATATATTTAAATAGTAAAAATGTTAAATTTATGAAGGTTGTAGAAAATTGTAAATCATTGAATACTGTACAAATGGTTAGTATGATGCTTATATCGTTTTTAACAATCAGTTCAACGATATTGATTATGAATATGGATCAGTCTACGTTGTCAACTACAACCATTACAGTTATGAAATCCCTATCAACCGTTATTTTGGTACTGCTTGGTATTTTTCTTTATAAGGAAAAATATAATTTCACACAAATTTATGGTGTGATACTGACAATAATTGGTGTTGTTTTCATATCAAATAAATGATAATGTGAAAAATATATTGCGATATTATTTAAATTACAATATATTTAAGAGTTTATGATATTTTTTTCATAGGAATAGTATTAGATACAATATAAATTGAATTCTCAGTAATGACTAGAAACTCGTTACCTGTTTTGAAAATTTTAGAAATAGGACTGGTGTACTCCTCTTCATTCTTAATTAGAATCTTTTCTTGGTCTTCTGTTTGTTTTACTCCAATTAGAGCTTGATTGTTAAAAGAGTCTGTCCAATAGTCTAACAGTATTGGTTTATCTTCCAAAATAGCAATTTTGGAAGCATGTTGAAGGGTTTTTTCGGAAGGTATTTGTTGTTCTTCTTGAACGGATTCTACATTTGCACTCATTTAATATAAGAATGATCAAACTCCTTTATATTATTTATATGTTAAAATATAATAATTATAATCTTTCACAATAATATATATATGAAAACTAACGAGAATATATTTTTACTCTCTAATGAGAATAATTATTTTTTGAAGGTAAAATGTGACTACAACGATATAATTAAATCATATTGCGATTTAATTAACTTCTATGTATCATATTCTATTGAAAATTTGAACATTAAAGACAAAGCAATTTTCATGACCGGATTAAATGTCATTCAACATATATTTAGAATAATGTTTCTATATACAAAAAATTTGGAACTTACGATTTATAACACGCAACAGTCTATTTATTATTACGTAGAATATATTACCCAAATTACAGATAAGGAAGATAATATTTTTTTCAATCTTTCTATTAAGGATGCTGTAATTTACGTATACACACGAAGTGTTTTTGAAATAAAAAAAGCATATGTTAAATCAAATAATGATGATGATGTAATAATATTCAACAATATTATATTAGCGAGCAGCAATTATACAGGATTGATCAAAAGTATTAGCGCCAGTCTATTTAAATCGGAACATGAAGTAATTAAATCCAATCTAATTGATATAATGATGCTATATCTACAGAGTAATTATATCACTGTATTATCATTGGATTCTATAGAAATACGCACATATGATGAGGCGCATAAATTACTTGAAGATATAATTAAAAATAAATAATAGAATAATAATTGGTATAATAATTGGTATAATAATTGTATAATAATTGTTTATGATACTGTTAATGGATAACTCTTACTGGATGACTCGTTGACATAAATTACTACCTTTCTTGTTTTTGATTTATGTTCCTTTGGTTTTACTACTGAACTATATTCTTCATGAATGAATTGATATTCATCGTGAAGAATATCCTTTAAGAAATTATACACTTTATGAATTATAGGATCTTCGCATTTTCCGACGATTAATATACTTCCGGTTCTAAATATCATGAATGATATTTTATGATCTTCAATATCATATTTACATTGAATACCAGGATATGAACATGGGTCAAATGAAACATTAAGGTTATATTTACTTCGCAATATATTAAATAATTCCTGTCTATTAATACAGAATCCGCAATGAAAATTTGAATTAATCAATATAGTTTCGGTTTTTCTATCAATGATTTCGTAATGTTTATTTTCTGTAATGCTGTTTATTTTTTTAATAATGAAATTACATACCTTTGAAAATAACGAATCTTTTTGTACTCCTGGAATTTCAATTTTGCCGGTATTGAATACTTTAACATGAACCTCCTTATATTTATTAATACTCTCATCAAATACTCGTACAATAGTAACAAAACAATTATAGAAAGCACTTTTTTCTTTCCTTCTATATGAAAGTAAATCTTTTTGAGATATACCTATTGAAAGTTTGCGAACATCCTTATATATATTAGTATCTGACTGCTGATGATCAAGATGAGTAATAACATATTCAGTATAATATTGATAATTTGAAAGCTTCTGTTTTATCTCCTGTAGCTCATCGTTACTATGTGATATAATTTTAACCTGTTTTTTTATAATCCCTTCGCATTCTTCATCATACTTTATAACGTCCATTTTCCAGAAAGCGTCATATAAATCAATAGTATCATTCAAGTATACAATTTTAGTTTTTGTAGATATATAAATATCAGTTGCTTTAGGGACTGTGATATTCGTGTAATCTATTTCACGTTTTGGATCAATCGTTTCAACATTTCCAGACACCATGAATTCTTTCCATGCCGCATCAATATCCTCCATTCCTTTTTAATATCATTACATGAATAAATATTTAAATCAATTTTTATATTAAAAAAAATATTTACATTCTATAATGGAGACGCCAAAATCTAAACAATATGAAATGAATAACAATACGGGTATGTTATTAATAAAAAAAAACAAAGAATTACAAAAAGTTGAACAGCATAACAGTATGGACTTACAATCATCTGTACAGATGTTTAATCCTAGCAGCTCACCCCCCATCAATAATTTTATGGACCGATTATGTGCTCGCAATTTAATCTATGGCAGTAAATAATAATAACATAAATTCAATTTCGTGAATACTGAAATGCTCTTCATGTAACAGTAATTCAAATCGTTTAATGACTTCGGTATCATTTATGGTTTGATCATATATTAATAACATAAACATTTTAATAAAAATGTCCTTAGGTGTTAAATTATATTCAATTGAATATTTTTCAATCATCTCTAATTTAATCTTTAAATTAGATTCTTTTTTAATTTCCAAAAATAACACTTTAATATTATCATTTGTAGACATTTTGATTCTATTAACGAAACTGCCCGTATAATTTAATTGTAAATAATTAATCATACTTCTGATGTCACTATCAAATAATTCCTGTAATTGATGAATATCGTCATCATTGATTGAAATTTGTTCCTTTCTTGCTATTTCCTTTAAGAATAAAACAATATTTTCTTTTGGTAACTTATTAAATTTTAGTTCAATAAATTCACTTTTTAACGTTGATTCAATCTTACTAATGTAATTACACATCAAACAAAATACAGCCTTATTGTTGTATTGCTGTAACAGATACTTCAAAGCAAGTTGAGCACTTTTAGTCATATAATCTACTTCATCTAATATGATGAATTTAATACCGCTTGAAAATAATGGTTTTGAATTTATAAATCTAGTTATTTGATTGCGAATGGTATCGATGCCTCTTTCATCAGACGCATTAAGATGTAGTAATAGACTTTTATTGCTACTGTTTTGTATTTTTTTAACTAAATTTATAACAGTTGTGGTTTTTCCTGTACCTGGGGGACCATAAAGAAGTAGATTTGGATAACTCTGATTTTTTATTATATTATTGATTATAGTTTTATTAATATTATTTAATATGATATCATCCATACATGATGGACGATATTTTTCAACAAAAGGAATAGTTGACATTTCTAATGGTTATGATGTACAATACTTATATAGTTATATACTAAATAAATATATAAGGTTATCAAAATTAGGATTAAATGAAAATTAGGATTAAATGAAAATTGATATAAATATATAAATGATATAACTATATTATAATACTATGAATGAATTCTTAATGGATAAAAACTCGGGATATCTTGAAATTATTCTAGGTCCAATGTTTTCTGGGAAGACGTCGCAAATTGTCAATCTCCATAAACAATATACTTACTGTAACATACATGTTATTGTTATAAATTATCATGAAGATAATAGGTATGATGATCTGTTATTATCAACACATGATAATGTAAAAATAGAATGTTATAAATGTAAACGTATTGGTGAAATTATGGAAAAGTATAGCGATCTATTAAATAGTAAATTTACTGTTGTAATGATTAATGAAGGACAGTTTTTCGAAGATCTATACGAATCAGTTGATATACTTGTCAATAAGTTAAATAAATTTGTATATGTATGTGGTCTGGATGGAGATTTTAAATCTAACAAATTTGGTCAGATATTAGATCTTATTCCTATTTGCGATAAAGTATATAAATTACACTCAATATGTAGTAGATGTAAAAACGGAAGCAAGGCTATTTTTACTCATAGAAAAACAGACGATACTCAGCAAAAACTTATTGGTAGCGATACCTACGAACCACTATGTCGTAAGTGCTATAATAGTGCGGTAACTACTAGTACTCTAACATTGATTACTGAACCCACCTATAATATATATAACGTTCCTCCTGTCCCAACTGGTAATGAAATGTTTAATTATTAATATAACTTTACCGAGCATTATCAATCGTTCATTATTTTTTTATATTTTTTTTATATGATATAAACCATATAAAAATAAAATAACTATGATTTATATAAATGTCCATTATTACAAAAGAAGAATTTAAGGACATTATAGTCCATAATACAGGAACCATAATATTTAAGTTTACCGCATCATGGTGCGGACCATGTCAACGGGCATTGCCTATTATAAATAAGCATGTTGAGAATTTACCTACACATGTGAGATATATTGTAATTGATGTTGATACAAGTATTGATGTATATGGAATGTTAAAATCAAAACGAATTGTTAATGGAATCCCATCATTAGTATGTTATTTTGAAGACAATGTATCCTTTTGGCCTGACGAAGCAATATCAAGTTCAAAAGAACAGGACATTGATCAATTCTTTCGAACCGCAATAGGCAATTAGACAATTGAAGATTTAAAACGCAGAGTTTAACGGCAAAAATAAATCAACAATGTTGTAATGGCGAATCACGCGTCTTTGGACGCTTATCACTCTTACGAGGTATAACGCCATTTTTTTAGTTTGAAATACACTGGTTCTTCTTCTCCTCTATACTGATACTGGTATCTCTAGTTCTAGTTCTACCTGTTCTTGTTCTACTTGTTCTTGCTCTTCTTCTACCTCTTCTTCTTGCTCTTCTTCTACTTGTTCTTTCTCTACTTGTTCTTGTTCTACTTGTTCTTGCTCTACTTCTTCTTCATGTTCTTCTTCTTCATGCTCTTGAATATTTTCATACGTTGTATTAGATTGGGTTGTTACATCATATTTTTCAATATCCTCTGGACGTAATACAAATTTTATATTTTGAATACGGGTTAATTCATTGTTACGTAATTGTTCATCCTCTGGATATATACTCTTTAAAAGTTCATATTGAATCTCTTTAACGTTATTTGTGTATTTATCAAAACGAATAAGTAATTCCATATCTTCAACCTTTTTTAATACATATTTACGATTATCATCATTCTTATATAATACATCATAGTTAATGTCAGATGTATTATGTGAATATAATAGTTTATCACAACAGATTTTATTATTGTTCCATATCTGTTTGGTTAGTACAATTAGCCGTTTATTCATATTTAATCCTGTTCGATAACTGAATAACTCAACACCCTGATAATAATTTGCACTCCAATTTCCAGAAATGCATAAAATAGAACAACTAAGCATATGCAGTGCGGTTCCTATTACATAACCAATAGGCAGTCCAATAAAAGTCTTACATACCCTTTGTGCCTTTTGTGTATAGGTTAATTCAGTCATATCAATATCATTCGTTATTCGTGTCATTAGTTCTTCAACTTGATTTTCATCACAAAATAAATGTATCTTGCAAATAGTATTTTGAACTTTTCCAACAATCTTTACAATTTCATATTCTTTTTCAAATAACTCGTCTATATTATTGATATTTGGTGTTGTATAACAAATAACAGGTTCTTTGTAGGCTGAATTATATTGTCCCTCAACTTCATGATAATTTGCTGTATCATTACCACCACCTTGTTTAATTATATAACCACTATGTGACATATACCATTGTGTATATATTTTAGTATATCCATCACATTGTAGAAAAGCACTTTTTGTATTAACATTAATATCACATGCTCTTACTTTAATATTCATATCTGGAGATACATTTCCACATATATATCTAAATTGATCAATATTAGAAAGTCGTGTAATTGGCATTATATATATATATATATATATAGTATACCCTTTATACGTCTTTATACGTCTTTATACATGTTTATTACGCCTTTATATTTAAATCTTCAAAGGTGTAAAAATAATATATCAATATCATTGACGATCATTAACGATCATTTATATATCTCGTTAGAATCCTATTAAAAATAATATCATAGTCCATAATGGTGTAGTCTAATGCCGTATCCGGAACAAAAAATTGCTTTTGGTATATTTCACCTATTACATTTATATAATTACGTTTAATTTCAATCGTCAAATTATACCCGATATATTTACAGCGTATGTTTCCAACAAATATATAAGGATATACGTTCCATTCCTGAATGATATTCATTTTTGGTAAATTTACCGATAACCATCTTAATTTTGGTACGGTATCATATGATATTATTTGAGTATCATTCAAATACTCGTCATGTATTGCTGGTACAAACTGAATATTTTCCGCTTTTACTTCATTTAAATATTGTGTAAAGTATGCGGAACTCTTCATAATGTTGTATAATTCTAATTCAGAAACGTATGTTGTATTTATGATATGATTAAATACATATTTTCCATCTCCAGAAGATAGTAGATGAAATATATACAACACAAATAATATTAATGACATATATTGCTCTAATATTATTTAATTCATATAAAAGTTTACCGGTTATTTACTTGTAAGGTTTGTACTCAACTGAGATTACTTTTCCAAGCATTACTAAATTATTTGAGTCCATGACAGCAATTCTTCCAAGACCTTCGCATTTATCGAAGCTCTCCATATAAATTGGTTGCTGAGGCTCAAATTCAATTTCTGCCTGTTCCCCGCGCTCTAGGAATGGAGGATTTTCTAACTTATGTTCACCTGTTTTTTTACCTATCTTCCAGTTGATTTTCGTCATTTTACATGCTGATTTCGCAGTTCTTACATGAACACATGGACTAAATCCTGGTTTAAGTTGTCCAGGATGCTCCTGTACAGATACCTGCGCTACAAAACGTTTAACAGGTAGGCACATAGCTTCCTTTTGTAAAGTAATGATATCTCCTACTTTCGGCATATTGGATTTATCCAATCCTTTCATATTCATACCTACATTGTCACCGGGTTTCGCGTTTGGCCATGTTTTATGATGCATCTCAATACTGAATACTTTTAAGTTCTCTAAATTTCTTGGTACTACTCTACATACATCTCCAGCATTAATAGTACCCTGTTCAATACGACCTGTAATAACATCACCGACACCTTTAATTTTGTATATACCGTTAATAGGAATTCTTACTTCACAATCGGGTTTTCTCGCAGGAGGTCTTGCTGCCTTTTCCAGAGCATCGTATAGAGTATATCCGGACACTTTCTCTGTTTTTGACATATTAACTTCCCATCCATTATACCACGGCATCTTATCTGATTTTTCCACTAAATTCTCGCCTAGGAATCCGGAGTAAGGAATGAATGCTACCTGTTTAGGTTTAAATCCCGCCTGAGAAATCATTTTTGTCATTTCCTCTTTAATCTCGTTGAATCGTTGCTCTGACCAATCGCATGAATCCATCTTGTTTACGCCAACAATTAATTTCTCAATCCCTAAAAGGCCTAACAATCGGGCATGTTGTCTGGTTTGTCCTTGGACCTCACCGCTTTTATGATCTCCTCGTGCAACAGCTGTTTCAAATCCGCCCATTTCAGCAGGAACTAACAATAGCGCTACATCCGCACACCCGGCACCAGTAATCATATTTTTAACATAATCTCTGTGTCCTGGCGCATCTACAATTGTGTAATGATACGAGTCGGTATGGAATTCTTTCGTAGTACAATTAATAGTAACCCCACGTTCCCTTTCGGCTTTATCTTTATCCATGAAATACGCAAATGCAAATGAACTTTTACCCTGCTGATCAGCTTCTGCCTGAAGTTTTTGCATTTCGCGTTCAGACACGCCTCCTAGTTTAAAAATTAAATGTCCAGTAGTTGTAGATTTTCCCGCATCTACATGACCACATACAACTAAAGAAATATGTTGCTTTTGTTCACTCATTATATAATAATTTATGATTATCTCTTTAATTTATTTTTAAATATACTTTATCATATTGTCCATACGATTAATATATATATATATATACTATATATAGTATGTTCATTTCTCTTAAAAATGATAATGTCAATGATTTCTACGAGTTACCAAAAGGAGGTCTCCTTTATAGAGGAGATGATAATAAGATAAGCGTAGAAAACTATAAACCACGTTTTTTTGTGTATAATATTAATGATACTGATTCGTACGGGAAAATTAAATATCAATTCAAAGTGAACAATACGTTAAGATTATTGGCTTTAGATAAAGACGTCGATAATTTCTATAATAATTCTCCTAGTAATATACAAAACATATTACTTAATAATTATGGATATGTAAAAGGCATTCCTCTGCGAAAACGCAACTCAGTATCAGATAGTGATAATACATTATTGACATATATATGTTCATTGGGTAAATATGACGGGTATGCGACAGACATTATGGAAAGTGTTCATGAAATTGAAGGACAATTTCACTCAGAAGTATGTATATGCGACAGCACTAATTACGAAGAACCTACTATACTATCCAATTTATCTACTGAAGATAAAGAGCGCGCACATGAAGACGCTCAATTGATTAGACTATCCAAATTAGATAAAGAAACCCGAAAGAATAAATCGAGATCAATATTTGATAGCGAATCATCCGTGGGAAAATTGAGTTTTGGATTTGATGACGATGATGACGATGATGAGCATCATAATGATATGTTCTCTGGAGGAGGAAATTTACGTAAAACAAGAAAATCTAATCCAACAAAGAAGTCAACAAAGAAGCCAACAAAGAAGCAAACAAAGAAGCAAACAAAGAAGCAAACAAAGAAGCAAACAAAGAAGCCAACAAAGAAGACGACAAAGAAGACAATAAAGAAGACGACAAAGAAGACGACAAA